GAGCTGATGCGTTTGGTAGGCGATCAGATCGAAGAAAACCTCTCTAGCTATAGCGACGAGGAACTGATTGATGAGGTTGGAGAATACTATCCTGAACTGTTGGAAGATTGAATCATGCACAAGTCCACTCTAGATCTATTCTCAAACCATGAAGATGAACGCAACGAGATAGATGATGCGTTCGATTCTGCACTTGAAGAAAGAGCTGCAGAACTAGAAATCACTGTTGACTATTACATTGCCGAGTTTCTCTGATCATGAAAATCATCACCAATTCCACTCCCGCTGATACTTTCTACTTTAACTTTGACCTGCGTGATCTTCAATCAAGACTGCAAGATGAAAATACAGCATTTGTAGAAATCTCTCTGTTTCGCTATTACATTGCTCTTTATCCTGATTGTATTCAATGGGGTAAAGTAGATGAAGATGGTTATCTTTAATTAACCCACAGTCCTGAGCATGACTATAAACTAATCAACAACACACACTAACACTTTTTTCTTCATTATGTCCAAACAAGTTCTCATCTCCATGCTTCGTCAAGGTAAGAATGGAAACGACATTCTTTCCATTCTTGATGCACTCGTCTCTGACAATGTTTCGTCCTTCGATTACGTCGAATCTCCCATGATGGAGGCTGCTCTTGGCATTGCTGTTGCTCTGCCTTTGCAAGAGATTGACTTCTAAGTTCTAGCGATTCCGTAAAGTTTTCCACAATTTGCTACTTTGCTGTGGAAATTGTGGAAAACTTTTTAATACTTAAAAAAACATGGTTGAGTGTTTTATAGAGAGAGATTATGCTCAGAAAAATGTCTTCGAGAGGGTGAAAGTGTTTGAGAGAAAATGTCTCTGGGCGATGCAAGTTAAGCCCGCACCCTATCACACTTTCTCTCAGATGGCAACCCCCAAAATCCTCCAAAGTCACTAAATACTGACAGGAGGGGGCTTGACTTAAGCTCTCATCTTCAGTATAATGACACTGTTCCAAGTTCAACCAACAAAGTAGCTCTAAGTTAATGTCCAAGCCTAAAGATAACCGAGACCTCTATAAGCTAGCCTATGAGGACAACTATTACGAGAGGACTGACACCTACTCTAGAAACAAGTCTAAGCCCAAGAAGAAGAAAACAGTAAAGAAAACATATAAAGATTTTGACAGATTGGACCGAGATTGGTAACACATTGCCAGACCCCTCTGGCATCCCCTCTAACACACTTGCAAACAATGGCTTATGGAATGGGATGTAGATTTAGATTTTGAGTATGATCCTGGGGAATACGAATGCCCTCGACGATTATACTCAGAACAGGTAGAAAAATTCCTATTTGCTACCGCTTGCCAAACACCTGCCCCCGTGGTATCATTACAAAGTAATCAGGAACAATCATGATCAACGCATCCACAGCTAGCAAACTCGATCTGCTGGTTGCTGACATTCAAGGAGAGATTAAGTACACTGTGCTGAAGCCTTCTCGGCGTGGTGTGAAAGCTCTCACTGGTCAGCGTTTGTGGGCAAATGCTGCTCCGAAAGGTGCATTTCTCCATGGAGCAATAGCCGATGCCTCGGCAGTGACTAACAACAACACCTGTAGCAAGGCCGCATAAATGTAGCAAACAGCACTGAGATCGCAGTCGTGGCGGGGGGTTTCGGGGTCGGTGGGGGCGCCCTATATAAAAAAAGGGTCCTTTGCTAATCTATAACGGTCCCTATCGACCTATCGATATACTCTGAAATGAAAAAATTTTTCGCCATAAAATTTTTTCAAAGGGTGATTCTCTTTTACCACGAAGTCACCTATATAATCATCGTACTATTTGAAATCGCAAAATGGAGTTTTCCACAGCCAAAAAAATTTTAGTGGGTATTACAACGGTAGGACTGATGAGTTTTCCACAGCCTTCCCACGCACACTATTATGAAGAAACATGCACAAAGTCTAGAACAGTGCCCGTATGGAAGGAACCTGTGTTGACATCTCATGGATGGGTGCCTGGTCGATATGAAATGGAAACATTTGTAGAAGAAGTACCATGTCGTCGCAGAACTCGTATATATACACCAGTACCAGTATATCCAATATATCCACAACCAGCATGTACTAGTTTTGGATGGAGAAACAATGGTAGTAAATATTGGTTTAATTTAGGATGCTAGATATGTCAAATACTTATACAACACATGTACAATATGATGAAGTTTCAGATGATTACTTTATTCCCTTACCAGAAGATCTTCTAGAACTTCTCAACTGGGAAATTGGTGATAATTTAGAGTGGGAAGAAGATGAAGAAAATGGTGGTTTTATTGTTCGTAAAGCATGAAAATTTATTCACGATCTGAAATTGAAAAAATTTCAGATATAAACTATGCTCATGAACTAACCGTACAGGAAGTTCTAGGTCATAGATTTATTACTATAGACAATTTTTTAAAAAATCCGAAAGAATTCACGGAGTTTCTCGATACATTTCCCGCATATAGTAACGACGATTACCGTATAGATGGTTGTCCTGGTTGGAAACAGGAAATACCTAGAGTGTTCATGAGATCAATTACGGAATATCTTTCGTCAACATTTGATATCGGCGCGAATACTCTCGATATTTCCTGGTCCACTAACATTTACTCAGGCAGAATGTCAAGCAGAGAGAATAATTATCTCCCACATGTGGATCATTGTCCATTAGTGTTTAATCTTTGGTTAAATGAAGAGTGTTCAGGCGGTACTGATTTCTGGGCAATGGGCGGCGCGTTAACCCGTGATGAAAGTGATTCAGAGTTAAGACAATATTATCAGTATCTTCGTACTCTACCTGTAATAGAAGACTGGAAAGTCTTTGATGGAGATGAGAACTTTCAGAAGGTCTTTACAGCCGAAATGAAATATAATAGACTTGTAATCTATGATGGTAATATGTGGCACTCACCTCATATTAATCCAAATTCTTATATAGATAGTTTTAGATATTCATTAATTGGTTTTACGGAAGATAATTATGAGCAGTGAAAATTTAAAGGAAGTTAAATCTCTTTCCTCCTTATTCAATATAACTCCTGAGATGGCTGAGGTACATCGTCAACTGGTTGAAGTTACACGACGTATTGAACGTATTGAAGAACGACTTCCAAGTTCTTGGATTCCACAGTATCGAGTTAGAAATGATTCTGAATATACTCCTCTTGGTGGTGTATTAGATCAAATTTTTGAACAGATTGATGATATCTATGACAAGATGGAAGAATCATATAAACCTGAAGTGACGGATTATCAGAAACAACTAGATAAGTTAAACCAGGATAATGCCAATTAGAGTTCAAGCAGAAACTGGATGTTACAATCCAGGAGTATCAATACTTAATTCAAATACAAATGAAACTAATACCTTCGCCAAAAGTATCATACGTTATCCAGCAGAGGTTAGTGGTAATAACTGGTGGAAACAATCTTACACTCAATCGCAATTAGAAGTATTATTTACTCCTCGTGATCTTGATACCTGTGTTACTCAGGGTCAGGATTATTTTTTTTGTATCATTGATACTACATCAGCTCAGGTTCAAAGTCAGCTGGCGTCGTCTGGTACTGGTGGTGGTGGAGTAGGTCAAGTGACTAGAGTTGCAGTACCTACGTGTGGAATACCTCAAGATATACCTGAAAATCTAATTGCAACTCAATGTAGATCTAAACCAACAGCAGTGCCAGTATCTTCGTACTCTACACCTTCTCCCACACCGCCTGGCGGATCTGGCGGCAGTGGTGGATCTGGTACGGGTGGTACAACAGTTACTGGAGGTACTGGACCTGAAGCAGTTTATGGTAATATATCATTTGGATCTTATGTAAGATCATCTGTCATTACATGTTCTACACAATCAATTAATTCTGAAACAGGAACTGTTGGTGGAGAAGAAAATCCAGAATTCTATGTTGCTGATACAAATTGCAAATATATTTTAATTCAATACAACAGTGGATCTAGAAAATTAACAAGCGGAGAATCGCTGACATTTACAGTCAATGAAGTTGTAAGGGTTACTACTACTGGAACTTGGGTTGGGAAGGCTTGGACTCCAACATTTAATAGAACATATGCAAATGTAACGTATACATTTACAGCAGAAGTTGTTAGAGATATGCCAGATATTAATATGGCACATGTAAAAGTTGGAACAACTAATGCTAAATTTCAATCAGAGATGACAATCACTGGAAATAATAATTTGTCATTCAAAGTCAAAGCAGGAAGAAATATTCAAACAAGAGCAGCAATTTATGGTCGATGGGAATTTGATCAAAAGCAAGTTTATTGGATAAAACAAACTACAAAACCAATCACTAAAGAAAGTGACATTCAGATTAAAAAAACAAACTATGAAGTTCCAGGTGGATCTGGTATCAATGACTCAACTGTTACAGATATAGATAACGCAACAAAAAGAATTTCTACATCAGCCTCTGGTTCTACAACCTCACAAGCTTCTCTTGATTCTATATCACAGATCTCAAAGGCTCCAAATGTTCCATCATCTACTATTGAAAATATTAACACAGCGGTAAAGGGATCAGATCTAACTAAAAAATCAAATAATTCGTATGATATTGATTCCAGTAGAGATGTCACTAAAGCCATTAAAGATAGTCAAAGTGTTAGTACCTCTACAACTTCATATGAACATTATGTTAAAGGAGTTGAAACTTCTTCAACAAAAAAATTAGTACATACAAATCCTGTTAGTGGTGGTCAAAATTCTATTGACTCTAAAAAGTCTTTATCTCTTATAGGAGTCGAAGTAGATGTCACACAAACAAATCAGTCTATTGCAAAAGAATCTAATTTCCAACAGAAAACTGGTATAGAAAGTTCAACGTTTGAAAGTATATCAAAAGCTAACACAGAAACAGCAAAGAGAACTGCTGACATATTGACAAACGTACATTCATCAGCTAATACTGCAATTACTGATATTAATTCTCAAAATGAAAGTAATCCTTATAATGGTGGTCCAGGACCTTCTAATAACAAAGTAAAAGAGTATGGTCCAGTAAGAAGTTTTGATCTTCTTCCAAAGTCAACTGCTACTGAAAAAATACAACCCTATCGATATGATGCTGATGCAAGAATGAATAAAACTTTTAGTTTTTCTTTGCAAATTAATTTGTTTGCCACTCCTTGCGGACCATGTTATACTGTTACCACAGCTGGAGTTAGTTCAACTTGTTCTGTTAGAGTTGCTACAATATCATCTATAACTCTTCCATTTCAAAAAGTCTTTATAAATAATTTAACACCAGAGGCCAATAGATGGTCTAGGATAACTAGAAATTATCAAGACAATTTTTAATTAAAAATTATGGGAGCTTGTCGTCCAGCAGGGTTAGTAGTAGGAATGTGTACAGGGCATGGAGTTTGTATTCCTGCTGCTGTTCACGCAACAGGTCCACCTTGTAAGCCTCCGCTGCCATTAGCAGCTAAAAATGCAACTTGTTTTTGGCCTCCATTGGTTACAGCACCTTTGGTGCCTTATCCAAGTCTAGTTTTAGTCAATGGAATCATTCCATTGAGAATGGGTGATGTTCTAGTACCACACCCAAGTCCATGTACGAATATCGTTCTGGTTCCATCTCCACCAGGAGCCCCAGTTCCAACTCCATGTGGTTGCAGTATTTTAACTGCAGAAGATATGGGAGGAGTTGGTCATACCAGAATAGTAAAAGCCTTGACAAAAACAGTGTTTGTTGAAGGTAGAAACATGGCAGCAGTCGGTGATCCTTTGGGCCCGCCATGTTTTAGTTTCATCGGAACAGGATCAGTAAACGTTTATGTAGGATTGTAATTATGGCAAAATCAAAAATTGGTTTGGTAAAGACTAGCTATACCCCTGGTAAACCGAAAAAAACTCGGCAAGGGCGTAGTCAAAATACACATCTTGGAGCATCTGCACGAAATGGTCGTAAAAAAAGGTATCGTGGACAAGGATGAACGAAATTGAAACTCATATTCATGAATGGATTAGAAAAATTTCTAAAGTTAGACCAGAATTAGGAAATTTTTCTGTCTGTCCCTTTGCTTCTGAAGCAAAATATAAGATTATTGAGTGCCAAGCTGAAGACATTGTGCTCATTTCAGGGTATGATGTCGTTTTTTATGTCATTGAAGACTACTTTGACCTACAAAGTGTTCAATTCTGGACCAATTTTTATAACAAAATGTATCCAGAATTCATATTTTTGGAAGATCATGCTACTTCTAATAGTTTTATAAATGGAATACAGACAAACAATGGTAAATATAACTTAATTTTGATGCAAGATAGACAAAAATTAAGAAAACATCGTCAAATTTTAAGAAATGCTGGGTATTACGCTCATTGGAATGATGAAATGATGAGAGAAATCCTTGGAGAAGACATCAATTTGTTTGATAAATAGCGTTAGGGAGATAGCAACCTCTTTAAAAGTTCTGTGAAAACAGTCTTTTAGGAGAATTTTATGGCAATCCACCAAAATCCAGATAGAGATATCAATTTCATGATGCAAGAACATGGTACAAAGTGTTTAATCACAGATTATGGTAGTGAAAATTATTTCAAAAAAGAAAAATACACAATTCCAAAAGATAGATATTCTAAATGGTGTGGTGGAACAGATGGATTTGATGATTATGTTGAGAGGTGGCACTAATAAACTAACACAACAGGTAAATGGAATACAAATACGAAGTAACTCCAGAAGAATCTAGATCCTTTAAGGACATTAGTTTGTCATTGTCTAGAAATCCTCTTACTGGAGACATAAATATTTTAAAAGATGATGTGTCAATTAAGAATGCAGTTAAAAACATCATTCTTACTAAACCTGGTGAAAAACTATATGAACCTTTTTTTGGGTCTAAAGTAACTGATTTATTATTTGAACCTCTTGATTTTATAATTTTAGATGAAATTAGAACTGAAATATTCCGAGTCCTAATTTTATATGAACCAAGAATAGAAATTGAAATAGTTACTTTAACAGAAACCGAACAAGATTATCAACTTGATTGTACAATACAATTCAAAATTGTAGGTGAATTAGAAACAAAAGAACTTTCGTTTTTATTAGAGCCACGATAAATGCCATCAAATCTAACTACATTAGATTTCTACGAAATAAGGGAATCTATAAAGTCATACCTAAAAACAAGACAGGAATTTACAGACTACAATTTTGAAGGTTCCACTTTATCTTACTTAATTGATGTATTAGCGTACAATACTCAATACTCAGCTTTCTATGGAAATTTAGCTGCTAATGAACTATTCCTAGAAACTGCTACAGTCAGAGACAATATAATTAAAATTGCTAAACTATTAAATTATACACCAAGATCAGTTCAAGCTTCTGTAATTAGAGTTAGTATAGCGTTTCAAACACTGAAAGGTCCCGATGGAGATTATCCATCTACAATAACGTTAAAGAAGGGCCCTGTTTTATCATCTTCTCTTCAAAATCAAACTGGTTTTATTTTTAATGCCTTAAATAATATTACAACAACTGTAAACCAAACTAATGGTAGAGGTCAGTTTGTTGGGATCCTTCTATATGAAGGAACAATATTAAATTATTCTTATAATGTAGATTCTAATCAAAGTCAAAAATTTGTAATTCCAAACTCTAATGTTGATACTAGAACTTTATCGGTAATTGTTAGACCAAGTTCTCAGTCTACTCAAAGAGATAGATATAGAATGGCAGATTCTCTGACCTCTGTTGGTTCAAACCAAAAAATATTTTTCCTGCAAGAAGTTGAGGACACTAGATATGAAGTATTTTTTGGTGATGGTAAATCTGGAAGAAAATTAATTGATGGAGAAATAATTGACCTAGAATATCTAATTACCAGTGGTGAAGAAGCTAATGGATGTCAAAAAGTAACATTTTTAGGTACTGTTGTTGATTCTTATGATAGACAAGTTCAACAATCACCAATATTAAAAGTTTTAAATAGAGCTCAAAATGGTTCTAAAAGGGAAAGCATTGAATCTATTAAATTTAATGCTCCAAAATTTTATGCCACTCAGTCAAGAGCTGTAACATCAAAGGATTATGAAACTTTAACTAGGATAGTATATCCACAGACTGAAATTATAAATGTAATTGGTGGTGAAAATTTAAAACCCCCCCAGTACGGAAAAGTTTTTGTAACTATTCAAAATAAAAACAAAACATTATTGAATGCTTTAACTAAGAGAAGAATAGTTAAAGATTTAAAAAAATATTCAGTAGCTTCTATTGAAATTGTAGTTTTAGATGCTAGAAGATATTATGTTGATCCTAAAATTACAATTAGATTTAATTCTGCAGTTAGTACAAAAAATCAACAACAAATTTATAATTCAGTAACTAATTCACTTAAATCATATGCTACCCAAAATTTCAATAAATTTGGTGGAACTTTAAGTTATAGTAAAATAGTTAAATTTATTGATGATTCTGATCCTGCTATAACTTCAACAAATTTATTGATTAGACTTAGACAACATATTATTGCTGATAGAGGTAAAGATAAAACTTATTGTTTTGATTTTGGAGTTCCACTAAGAGACCCTCTAGATTGCCTTTCACCAAACTTAAGATCTAGATCATTTATTATAACTGGATTTCCACAAATCTTACAATTAGACGATGATAACAGAGGAAATATTAGACTTTTCTATATTCAAAATGGAGTTAAAGTTTTTGTTAATGAAAAAATTGGGTTTATTGATTATAAAACTGGCAAACTCTGCATTGGTCCAATAAATATAAATAACCCATCAGAAATTCCAATTTCTGTCATACCAAAAGATCCAACTGTGACTTTTCCATATGATTCTATTCCTGAAATAGGATTCCCCAATGTAATTGATATTTTTGATTCAGGCCTTGGCGGGGCTACAGATTCTAATTCTGATTGGACTCCTCCACCTCTCTTAGGAGACCTTGGATCAGGCGGTGCCGGTGGCGACGGGGGTGCAGGAGCAGGTACTGGCGCTGGTGCTGGTAGTGGAGGAACCTCAGATGGTTCTGGCGGTCCTGGAGGGTCTAATACAGGTTCAGATGACACAGGAGGTGGAACCAATCCAAATGATATTATCCCAGATTCATTCTTTGATAATCCTATATCATACGAAGACTTTACTGGATCACCTCAAGATAATTGTTTTAGTTAATAACGTATAAAATCTTAAAAAGGATATGGAAGAAAAACTTGTAACTTCATCTAATGTTGAATCTCTACTGCCAGATTTTATAAGAGAAGATTCTCCACAATTTACAAACTTACTCAAGTATTACTACGAAAGTCTTGAGAGATCTTCGTATCCATTAGATGTCATTTATAATTTAACAAATTATTATGACTTAGATTCTTATACTCCAGATAAGTTAATTTCTAAAACTACATTAATTAAAAATACAGAAAAAATTGATAGCGAGCTCGTAGTAAGTTCTACTAGAGGATTTCCAGAAGAAAAAGGTTCTATTCTAATTCAGAATGAAATCGTTCTTTATGATTATAGAACTCTTTCTCCACAAATTAAATTTATACCAAACATTACTCCAGAAAGAGTAAAGTCGAGATTTGTCGTCCTTGATGAAATTACAGATCAGTTCGATGGACAGCAAACTATCTTTGATCTAAAACTATTAGGCAAAAAAGTATTTGTTCCCACATCTAATCATATTTTAATTAATTTAGGAGATAGTTATTTAACTCCTGGTGTTGATTATGTAACTAATAATGAAGATAATAGTGTTCCAGTTGGATCTGTGCAATTCTTAACAGCTCCAGACGAATCAACATCAAATATTGCAAATTTATGCATCATAGAATTTTTACAAGGATATGTAACTGAAACTTCAAAAATTCTAGATACAGTAACTACAACTTCTCCCAAAAAAGTATTTGATTTAAAGTTTGAAGGATCTCCATATCAACCAATTGCAGATGGATATTTATTGGTGTTTAAAAATGGAAATCTTCTAAGTTTAAATAGTGAATATTCATTAACAGATACTAGAATTATTTTTAAGAATAATATTGTACCTTCAGACAATATTTTCTTCCTATCAATTGAATCTCAAGTACCAAGAATAGGAACTGGAGCATCAGCTTATTCTATCATTGATCACAATGGACAATTAGATTCCATTGTTGTAGAAAATAATGGAAGTGGGTATGAGTATGATGAAACTCCAAAAGTAGAAATTTATGCTGAAACTGGAGATCTAGCAACAGCATATCCATTAATCAATGGAATTAGAAAAGTTTTAGTAGTAGAACCTGGATATGGTTATGATAAAGATAATCCTCCATCTCTTTCTTTCAATTTAACTAATGTAGGTAATATTAAAACATCTGTTACTGTAAAAAATGAATCCGTTACAAAAGTAACAGTACTTAACTCTGGGTTTAACATAGATACTGAACCAAAAGTTACAGTCGTTGATCCAAAAATGCCTGTATTTGGAACTATTATTATTGAAGAAACTGGCAATACAGGAACTGGATATACGATTACTGGAGTTGAAATTTTAGATGGTGGATTTGGACTAACAAATGGACCTAAACTATATGTTGATGCACCACCATTTGGCGAAGATAAAAAAGTTAATAGACCGCAAACTGCAACTATTGTTCCAATAATAGAAAATGGTCAAGTTGTTGATGTTGATATTATTAATGGTGGTTTAGGATTTGATCCCGAAAATCCTCCAAGAGTTAAATCTATTAATTATAGAACTGCAGAAGTTTTAGATGTAAAAGTTACAGATGGATCTATAACTGAAATTTCTTTACTCTCTGGTGGCCATGGGTATTTAGAAACCCCTACTGTATACATTGTAGATAACAGATATGATGCTGAGGGTGTATACATTGGTGGAATTGGTGCAAAAGCAAGAGCAATTTTATTTAATAATTCAATTACTGACATTATTATTGAGGACTTTGGTTCTGGATATTCAGATTCGAATCCACCGTCTGTTTATATTTCATCACCAAAAAATGCTCAAGTAGTAGCTGAAATTGGAAAGGGACAAATAACTGGATTTGAAGTTGTAGAAAGAGGTTTTGGATACTTAAAAGCGTCTTTCATTAATTGTTCCAGAGGAACTTCTGGACTTAAAGGATTTGATAAAAATGAAAATACCATTTATGTAAATACTCTCCCAGAATGTCATCCTGCAGGAACGACAGTATATAATCAAAATTCAGAATATTTAAAGTACTTCCTAAGAAGAATAAAGAGTCAATTTCTTCCAGAATTTCCCGATATTGATTTTGAACAGTATGATATTAGAAATTTAATCAAAAAGATTAAAAATTTCTATTCTATAAAAGGAACTAAATCTTCTATTGAATCATTCTTTCAAACTATATTTGATGATGCTGTAGATATATCATACCCCAAAGATCAAATTGTAAGATCTTCAGATGCATTATGGTCTATAGATACTATAATGAGAGTGGAGCTTTTAAAGGGGAATATTGAAGATATACTGGGAAATATCATAATACAAAATGCTAGTGATGTAGATCCTGAAGTAATATATTCATCTTCTATTGTTGATGCATATTCCATCCTACAAACATCGAAAAAAACTTTATATGAACTAGTTTTAGACACAAATTCATATGAAGGTGAGTTTAAAGTATCTTATACAACGAAACTTTCGGAAAGTATTGATAGACTCGATACAACTATTACGGTTGATTCTACTGTTGGTTGGCCAGAGACTAATGGATACTTTTATATCAGTAATGAACTGGTAACTTATAAATCTAAGAGTTTAAATCAATTTTTTGAATGTACTAGAGCTGCAAATGGTGTATCTAGATTTGCATCTGGTGGAAGTAAAGTATCTACTAATTTTTATATTTACTATAATCAGGGACAACCTGATGAAGTAGTAATGAAAATTCTTGGAATTTCAAAAACAGAATCTACTGTTGTTGATAATCCAGCCAGTAACTATTTGGAAGGTGATGTCCTTAGTCTTTCGGATCTCGGTACTGATGTTATTACAAACGTTCCTGGTAAAAACTTTCCACTCGTTAACAGTTGGATTTTTAATGTTAAAAAAATTCAAGATGTTGTTTTAATTCAAGTAAAACAAAAAGCAGGAAAATATGTAGGTGAAGTTCTTTTAGACAAGAATCATAATTTAATAAGAGGTCAGAGTATTGAAATTTTTGGAGCTTCTCCAGCAATATATAATGGATCATTTACAGTGGAAAATCTTTCTTCAACTAATGCAAAAACTTTCGACTATAATTTAAATATTACAGAAGATCAGTTTAATTCTTTAATATCTACATTTCCATCAGCTGTAGGTGATATTTACTTATCAATTCCACTAGAAAAAGGAAAGTCCGATTTTAGACCTATCGAAAGAATTATTTCAGAATCAACCGCTGATGTTCAAAATTGTTATTTAACGGATGATTATGTCTACGTTGCATCATCTGGAGTACCATCTTATCCCATTGGATTGACCGGCGGGGAAAGGGGATTTTTGGGTAATTCATTGCTTCCAGGTAATCAAAGATATCTGAAAAAATTTCCAAAGCAAACTCAAGTTGTATCTGAAAAAAAAGTAACAGAATATGGTCAGTTGGGGTTATTCTTAAATGGTGTTCCTCTTTACAATTATAAATCAGATAAAAAGATTAAATTTGGTAGTATATCACGAATAAATGTTTTAAATTCTGGTAGTGATTATGATGTTGAATTTGATCCTGAGATTAATGTTTATAAAACAATTCAAACAATCACAGGTTTACAACAAATTAAAAATCCAGAGGGAGTATCTTTAAAACCAATAGTTAATGGTAGTCTCAGAGAAATTGTAGTTTTGAATGGTGGATCTGGATATACTGAACCTCCAATCTTAACAGTATCTGGCGGGGGTGGAACTGGCGCGTTTGCTACAGCTGTTTTATCTGGAGGAAGAATTTCTAGAGTTGTTGTAGACTCTCCTGGATCTGGTTATTTCCTAAAACCAGTAATCAACATTGTAGGTGGTGGTGCAGGATCTGGTGCTGTTTTAGATGCTGTAGTTAGAGGTCCAATTAGTTCAATCAGGATTGATAATCCTGGACAAGGATTTCAAGAAAATCCAGATATTGAAATTACTACTGGATCTGGTGGTAGAGCTCAAGCTATCATTCTTAATGGAAAAGTTAGAAGTATTGGCGTTCTATCTGTAGGATCAAATTATACTACACCACCCTTGGTAGTAATTACAGACAAGAAGGGAAAAAATGCTTCAGCAAAAGCAATAATTTATACTTCGGGTGTTAATAAAGGATCAATAGAAAGAATTGAAGTATTGAATGGAGGATCTGGATATAATAAAGATACCGTAAAGGTAGAAATCATATCTATTGGTAATGGTGCTTCATTTAGTTCGGAAATTTTTGAATGGACATTTAATATCAATACTCAACTAGAAGGTAAATTTGATCCTAAGGATGGATATGTTTTTATTGGAAAAAATAATCAATTTGGTTCTGAGTATGCTCATACAAAAAATCCAAGATTTTTAAGATATCTATTGGGAGATAGTGTTTTATATAATGAAGTATTAAATACTATAACTGAACTTCCAATACAACAAGTAACCAGACACTCTCCTATTATTGGATGGGCATTTGATGGAAATCCTATTTATGGTCCATATGGATTTGCAAATCCAGCGACAAACCCAGGAACAAATACAAATTTTATCCCAATGAAGAGTGGATGGAAGTTAAAAAATGATAGATTAAATGGACCATCTACCACTACATATCCATTAGGTTCTTTTGTGGAAGATTATGAATATAGTTTAACTACTGGAGTAACTTTAGATAGATATAATGGAAGGTTCTGCAAAACTCCAGAGTTTCCAGAAGGAGTTTATGCATACTTTGTAACTATTACTGGTACAGTAAGTTCTATTGCAGAATTTCCATATGTAGTAGGAAATGAATTTTATTCTGTACCAGATCAATTCAATTTCCAAGCAAATGCACTACAATCTAATTTACCGAAGGACGTAATTAGATATAGAACTCCATATGAATCTACAGATATTGATGTAGTTAGAAAATCTTCTGATATCAATTCTTCTCTATCAACAGAAGACAATTCATTTAATTTCATATTAGAAGATTCTCAAATTATTACTGGATATGACCAAGATGGAAATCCAATTTATACTACTTTAGAAGGTTATGATATTAATGATGATACTTTCATCACTGATGACGAATTAAATCCTATTGAATTTATTGAAGAGTCTGATATTGAAATTTATAATTATTTCCCAACTACAGAGGGAGACGCTAAAGTTGATATTAGAATTTCTAATGTAAATAAATTTGAAACTTCTATTTTAGAAGGATTTACCATTGAAAATGGAGGTCGAAACTTTAAGGTTAACGATACTCTGATTTTTGATACTAGTGAAAGTGGTGGTAATTTACCATCAGCTAAAGTTTCATCAGTTACTGGAGAAAATGTTAGCGAACTAACTTTTGTATTTGAAGGTAAAAAACCATATGCTAAGTTAACAACAACTACTGATCATGGATTAACATATAATGATAAATTTAAAGTTGAAACTCAACCAGAAGCTGAAAGTCAGATACAATATCAACCAAATTCATATAAAGTCAAAGTAGTCAATGGTATTGAAAGAATAGATGTAATTAGTTTTGGTGCTGATTATGATCCAGAAACTCAAATTAACTATAGATTCTTCAACAGAGTTCTAGATAATATTAAAGATGTTGAATTGAATTCAATTGTTGATGTTGGTGGATCTCTCAAATTTATAGAAGTTAAAAATTCTGGATCTATGGGTCTTGATGTTTCTGAAGTAAAACTTTCTCTTGATCCTCCAACTAATGTAACAAGAACTGTTTTTTATAACAAGAAAATTAAAAATGATAGAACGGCTGAATTAGAATTGCCAGCTGGATCACTGGAGAATCTTGAAAAGGATCAAATTATTTCAAATGATATAGTATTAGATACTAATGAAATACAGTCAGTAACATCTGCAAATATCAGTGGAAATAATTATAAAGTTACAATTACAACAGTAGATAGTAATTTAATTACATCTGGTAAAAAAGTTTTAGTATCGGGATTTAATAATTATACATCTTTAAATGGACTTAAAACGGTAACTGATACAACTGGAAATTCATTTAGTTATACAGTAACTCAAGCTGGACTGCCATCAACTATTGAGGTAGTTTCAAAAGACTGGGATCAGATTTCATCATCTCAGAGTGGAGCTCATACATTAGCTATCAAACAAGATAAATCTCTCTGGGCTTGGGGTCAAAATAGTTTTGGTCAATTGGGAACTGGAAACAGAACCAGAAGAAAAGTTCCATTCAAGGTTAGTTCTAGTCAGTGGATTGCAATTTCTGCTAATGGTAACAAATCACTTGCTATTAAGTATGTTGACAACAACTCCTATGGAACTCTTTGGGCTTGGGGCCAGAATAGCTTTGGCGAACTAGGAATTAATTCTACAGATCCATATAAAACATCTCCAGTCCAAATTGGAACATCAAACTGGAAAAAAGTATCATCAGGCGTTAATCATGCTCTTGCTATTATGTCTGATGGAACTCTTTGGGCTTGGGGTAGAAATAGTTTCGGTCAATTAGGAATTGGATCAACAACAGATTATTCATATCCAGTTCAAGTTAGCACAGACACTAATTGGACAGAAGTTCATGCAGGTTCTTCTATTAGTGCAGCAATTAATTCTTCTGGTAAACTATTTGTTTGGGGAGATTCTAGAAATAGTTGCCTTGGATTAGGTAAAATTGCTTCTATCAGGATTTTGAATCCTGGTAGGTCTGGAACATTTACTGCAGAGTCAACTGTTAATTTTGAATTATCTGGTGCTAGTGGTAAAGTAGTATCTTGGAACCCAACAACTAGATTATTAATTCTTAAAAACTTTACATATACAAATGTTCCAACTAGAGATGAAAAACTCTATATTGGATCTGATGTATCAACAAGTGTAAATTATGGAAGATTGAGATCTATTGTAATTCATGAGTTAGATGATTTTGGTTCTTCTTTAGAATTTATACTAACTCAAGGCACTGGAGTATTTTCAACTGGAGAAACGATAACTTCATCTAGAGGAGTTACAGCTACAGTGGTTTCTTATGATTCCTCAACGAAAAAAATGAAAATCTCCAATAGGTCTGGAGAGTTTATTAGAAATGATATTGTAACAGGAAATAGTTCTGGTGCAAAACAAACATTTAATCGTTATACACCTCAATCTGGAACTAGAATTCTAGTTCCAACTCTTATCAATGATTCGACATGGACAAAGGCATCATCTTCTAATAGATCTACGTTTGCTATTAAGGACAATGGAACTCTTTGGTCTTGGGGAGATAACTTCTTTGGCAATCTTGGAACGGGGGATTTATTTGACAGAAACATTCCAACTCAGATAGGAACTTCTACCACTTGGTCAGATGTTTCAGCTGGATCATATCACGTTTTAGGTATTAATGATTCGGATCTGTATGCTTGGGGCAGGGCGTCCAGTTATGAATTAGGAAACGGATCTTTAGATACTAAGTTAGCTCCAGTAGAAATAACAGGAATTACTGATATTGGAATAATAGAAGCTGGAAACTCTTCTAGTTTTATCATTAAAGATATGAGTGGAACTGATGCTCCGTTATTAGTATTTGGTAATGCAACTCAAGGCAGATTGGGAAATAATAAGATTAAGGGTCTTGTATCTACTCCAACTGAGATTCAGTCAATTTCTGTAATTTTAAACCCAGAATCTACAATTGTAGAGAGTTCAATCTTTGCAATTAACAGTACTAACAGTATTGTTGAGGTATCTAATATTGTAAATTCTTCAGGTCAATATCCAAACAATAGTGAGTATCTTGATGATGATATTATTGAAGTTGTTAAGGATAATGATGAATTAATAATTGATCAAAAAATTACTCAAGTTTTAACAAATAATGTACTTCCATTCTCATCTTCAATAAGATTAAATAATTTAAATAATGTAGAAATTGGAAAATTAATTAGAGTTGTTTCGGAAGAAAAATCTTTTAATGCAACTGTTAAAGATATCAATTCTGTATTGACTCTGACTGAAGTTCCGAGTTCAACTGAAATTTATGCTGGTAATAAAATTACTTTCCCAGTTAACAATAACGCCACACCGCCGGTGGCCGTAGTAAGAGAATTTCTGGTAACTGGCGTTTCTAAGAAAGGATCTGTGACACTATCAATTTCACAGTATACTGGAAATGATACTAATATTGTTACAGCTACTGTTTCTTCTACAGCTGGAATTTCTGTTGGCGATGAACTTTATATTTTTGGATCAACAGCAGATACAAATCTGAATGGAACTTGGAACATTATTGCAGTACCAAATTCAACAACATTTAAATTTGGAATCACTTCTCCATTAGCAACTGGATCATATTTAAGTGGACTTGGAACTGCTATTAAATCAATATCTGGAACAACGACACTAAATGTTTCTCTTGATATGCCTGTAAGTGAATATCAAAATACTTCAACAATCAATGGAAATCTTGATGCACAGGTTGCAGTAACTATTCCATCATATTCTCTATTTGATGAAGACATGATTGTTGTTTCTGATATTGATTCTCAGTCAAATTCAATTTTTGTAAGAACATTAATCACTGGTAAATCCAAAACTACATCTAATCCAATATCTTTGAGTGATGTATCTATTAGTATGTACAGTGTAACTTTAGAGGGGGATCAAAATGAATATGATTTTGGAAACTATAACAGCACATTTTTTGTTGAAAATACTTTCTCAAATCAACAGTCTGTAAAATACATTGCATCAAATACATCAACACCTATTAATGGATTAACATCAGGCAATATCTATTACATTAAGAATGTTACAAGATATAGTTTTTCTCTATCTGCAGAAGTTGATGATGTAGAGACTATAACAGTTACTACAATTCCATCAACCTCAATTCATAGATTTAGATCTGTTATTAGAAGAAAAATTCAAAATTCTTCTTATGCTCAAAATAAAATTAATTATACCACAACATCTATTGATAAAAATGAAAATCTATATGCCTTTGGTTCAACATTTGATTCTCAGGGAACAAAATGCATAACATTCCATAAATTCGATAACTCAGGCGAATTGAAGTTTGAAAGTTATTTATTAATTCCAGAAGCTGAAAGAGGATCTGGCATAACACAAGGAACATTTCAAATTACAGCTTCTAAATCATTCATCAAAAATAATGATTTATATCTACTTGTAGAAACTGTATATAGACAAATTTCTTCTACGTTAGTAAAAGATTTAATCATTATTAAATATGATATTTCATCAGAGCAACCATTAAAACTATCAACTAGTGTTTTATTATCTAGTGGATCTTATGCAATATCTCCGATTGGAATTTTTGTAGAGGAGTTTGAAAATAGAGAAATTAATATTATTTCAAACATATTAAATCACCCAGGATCTGAAGATAAAGAATCTATTTTACTTCTAAAGGTAACGGAAGATCAACCAACAAACATCAATACTTTAAGTTTTACTTCAACAAACACATCAGTAAAACTAAACAATGCATTAACAAATTCAAATACCATATTCTTATCAAATACTTTCTATGAAAATCAACCAGTGGTATATACATCATTCTTGCCTATTGGTGGATTAGAATCAAATACTGTTTATTATATAATTAACAATGACAACGAGAAATTTAAATTGGCAAAAACTCCATCTGGAGCTCCAGTACAGTTAACTTCTTTGGGTGATAATTTATTGAATGCACATACCATTTCTCCTGTTCTTATTCCATCATATGATATTTCTCTGCAAAGAAGAATTTCTTTTGATAATGAATTATCTATAGATGATATTGCATACCAACAAATCAGTGTTTCTGCAAAATCTTTTGATGTAAATGAATCTAATTTTGTCATCTCATCCACATCTAATAACAAACCCTATTTAATTAAAATAAACAAATCTACTTTTAGTGTAGATTTGATCAAAGAAGTATCTGGAATTACATCTTCACTGAATAAACATTTCATTAAATTCAATCAATTTAATGAAATATATTTTGCTTTCAACAAACAAATAGTTAGACTTGATATTAATGGAAACGTTATTAAACAAGTAACAATTCCATCTTATACATCAAATCATGAAGTATCTTCTTTATTCTTTGATTATTTTGATAATGTAATTGTCATTTTAAATGATAACAGCGGAAATAACAGTAAAGTTGTTGTCAATTATTTTGATTATAAACTTGATTATTTGAAAACACAAACTATATCAGAATCCGATGTAAATATTTTAGTTTCATCTTCTGTTTTAGATTTATACAACAGTATATATTTTACTATCACAGAATCTACAAATAATTTCTATTCATACATTTATAGAACATACAAAGAACTTCAAAATAATACTTCAAACGATATTACGATGTCTAATTCGACATCATTAATCACTGAATCTAAACTTGACAATTTTACAATTTCATTCACAGATAATTCTAATATCATCGGCCGTCAAGGAACACAATTTAGTAATTTCTCTATCACTGATATTAATATCTTTGACACTGATTGTCCTAAATCTTATCAACTATCTTCTACTTTTGCAGATATTTTTTCAGAAAAAGTATCTACTAAAGGATCAAAACCTGTATTTGATATTACTTTAAACAAAAAATATTATATTGAAAAAGATGCTATCCAATTTATTTCACCAGTAGTAACTTACCAATTAAATAAAACTGTAAACTATCCTATAGGATCTACAGTTGTATTTACGGATAATGAAATTCTATCAAATACTTATTCTGGTGTAATTTTAGATAAAGGAATACAAACCTTAACAGTTACAGAATTTTCTTCATCTAATCCAAGTCTCATACAAAATATTCTTGATAATTCAAATGTTAAACTTAAAAATGAAAATCCATTCTACAATTCTAAGATTAACAATACATTTGTAAATTCTGAAAAAATAGAAGCTAAATTACAAATTTCAAATATTACTGCAGATTCTGTATTTTTACCAGGCGATACTGTTGAATTTTTAACTCCTGCTACTGGAAATACATTTGTTTACAGAGGAAAAGCAACAATACTTTTTTATAACGAAACAACAAATGTAATTTCATTTAAAAATGTATTTGATGATGGAATTTCAGAGTCTACACGAGTTAGAATTACTAAGACCATAGGTGGAGAGAATACAGTAACAGCTTTTGCTGAGTTCCTTTATGCTACTGACTGGGATTATGTTGATAAATTTGAATTTGAAATTCCATCAGAATATGAAGATGATTATATTTTTGAATCTGATAATATTACAAATGGATCTATAGTTTCCATAAAGGTTGTTAATTCTGGTACTGACTATACTGTTGCTCCTAGCGTAATCGTTCAAAATCAACCTGGAGTAAATGGTAGTGGTTTAATAGCAATAGCAATTCTAAATGCAAATGGAGGAGTTGATAGAATTCTAGTAGAAAATGGTGGTGCTAAATTTACTAAAACACCAAACATCATTCTTTTGGGTGGAGACGGACAGGGAGCCACAGCAAAAGTTACAAGAATGAGATTTGTTAGTGAAGTTTATACAATACAAGTAATAGACAGAGAACAGAATTTAGATTTAACAAGTTCTACATCTTATGATGATGTTGAACTAGGAGATGTTATTACTCAAACTTCAACTTCTGCATCTGGAATTGTAGTTTCTAAAAATAGAGATCTTATAAGGGTTAAATTGTCAAATCAAAGTAGATTTGACACTTCCGCAGTTTCTATATCTGGAGTTAGAACAGAATCTACTTATTCTGCCACTAATGTTGGTATAACTTCGGTATCACCTTGCGTATTTTTCAGTGGTGAATCGACCACTATGAAATCTGTATTAGATGAATATGATGGTAATTACGTAAATCAATTTTATCCACAATTAACTGTAAATTCTAATGATATTATTTCTATTTCCAGACTATATGGTGTAAGTAAGATAAACTTAATTACACGATTGTTTGAATATGTTTATCAAATATCTGGTGAAGATCTAGTACATGAAGATAAAATCTTCATTAAAACTACGGATGACCATAACTTAAGAGAAAATTCTTTGGCATCTCTGATCCTTCCACCTACATACTCTCAGATTAATTTAGTAGATCAAATTCTTTCAGAAAATGAATTTATCTTTAGACTATACAATATTGACTTAAATAATTTACCACATAATAAATTTAATTCTTCTACATCCGAACTATATTACAAAACTCCATCATTTAATATGGTGTATGGACATTCCTATAGATTTGATGTATCAGATTTTAGCAATACTGGAACTTTATTGAATTTCTCTAGAGATGATAGTAATAGAGTTGTATATACCTTTAATAATGTTGTAAGAAATAATATTGTCCCTGGTCAAGTTGGATCATTTGTTGATTTTGTGGTTGAATCTAACGCTGGACAACTATCATATTATTTCAATGAAGCTAATTCTGATGGTAATAATTTTGTACTACCAGATTCTACTATATCCCTAAGAGAAACTCCCTATAATGGAACCTTTAGAGTCCATAGAGTACTGAATGATACTCAATTACTATACCCATTACCATACAAACCAGAATGTGATGCTTTTGTTTTATCTGGTAATGAAAATACTACAAAATATCTATCATACTCAGAAACTTCTTCTGGATCTATATCGGAAATTTCTATATTTAATAATGGTGGATACTTTAAAGTTCTTCCAAGAGTATCTGAAATTTTATGCCCTAGAAAAATTGAAAAGATTGAAATTTTAAACGGAGGAACAGAGTACGAACCTGGAATTTATAGAGATGTTCCTATTTCTGGCGATGGTGTTGGTGGATTAGTTGACATCACAGTTACTCCAGAAATAATAATAAATGATCTTGATGAAGAAATAATTACAGGTAGAATTACACAAGCAGTAGTTATAAACCCTGGTGAAAGATATACTGAAGCCACTATTAACATTGTTGATATTCCAGGAATTCTTGGATCAGCTTCAAATGGATCTGGTGGACAACTACAAGTTGTTATCCCGCCACCTGGCACTGGAAGTAGCGTTCTTCCATATAGCGAAAAGGTTGGAAGTATTAGAAAACTTTCTAATCTAAATGTTGGTTTTGACTATACTCATGATTATACTCTAAAACCACAAATTAAGTTTCCAATATCACTACAATTAGTAAATGCTAAAGTCATTTCAGAAATCTTAATTGATGATCCTGGATTTGGATACACATCTACTCCTATCATTCTTATTGAAGGTGGCGGTGGATCTGGTGCTGCAGCTGTTGCAACAGTTAAAAATAATAGAGTATCTGGCATTGAACTTGTTAGTGCAGGTTCTGGCTATTTCTCTGAACCAAATATTATCATTCAATCAAAAATTCCATATGTAGTTAATTTAGATCTTAATTTAATTCAGTTTAAAGTTCCTCATGGAATTCCTAATGCATCTACAATTAAGTTAAGAGCTGACGTAGTAGATGGAAATAATAACGTAATACTGCCAATTGTTAATTATCCTGGTGGTATGAATAATTTAATAGATCCTGATAATAGTGTAACTGGAGCATACCAAACTACATTATCTTTATCTGCTATTGTAGGTGAAAGTAATGGATTACTTCCAAATCAACTTAGAATTGCTATTAATAAAAACGAAGCTCTATTAAACAACTATTTGAACTTTATTACTACTGGATCGCCAACCCAATTCTTATTAACAGAAGTTTTTGGAGCAAAAGCAAGATCGGTTCTAAAATCATCTCAGTTCTTAGGTAATGAAGTTATTAATCAACTCGAATCTCAAATTGTAAATGGTGTCGAACAAGAAGTAATTACATGTGTTTCAAAAGTTCTTCCCAATTCTGGTTGGATTTCTGGACCTAATATTTTAAGATTAAATGTTTTAGAGGGTGAATTTGGAATAGGCAAAAAAGTAGTAGGTTTATCCTCAGAGTCATCTGGTATTATTAACAAAATTATTTCTGCTAGTGGATTTGGTGAAATTGGATCTACATCTACAATCGATGGGAAGTTTTATGAAGAAACTGGTAAATTGAGTTCTATCTCTCAAAGATTGCAAAGTGAGTATTATCAAAATTTTGCATACCTTATAAAAACTACAACTCCATCAGAAGACTGGAGAAATCTTGTATTAGATAATTTACATCCAATTGGATTCTCATTATTCTCTGAATATTCATATGAAACTAATAGTTCTCTACCAAAACTTAAAGCATCAACAGCATTTAGTAGAGATATTTCTGTTGACGCTGCTCAGAGAAGAGGATCTAGAATTTTTTCGCCAGGGTACGTCGAAGATGTTCTTAATCTAAATGAAGTTTCTGTAGTCGGTAAAAAACTTATTACGTCTGAAAATATTATCACATCGTTTGTAGAAAAGATTGTAAATATTTCTGATAACTTTGATGGAGCAACAACTACTTTTGATCTACAAGTTAAAAGACTTATTACTAATCTAGATGGTAGTACTACAGAAGTCATAGATGCTGTTAGAAGCAATGAAAGATTCTTGATGATATTCTTGAACAATACTCTACAATCTCCAGATTCTTATGTGTTCTCAAATGGACAAATTACATTTGATGAAGCTCCATCTGCTAGATTAGTATCAAAAAGTAGAAACGTTAAATTTACTAATCTATATCCACCAGTAGGAAAGTTTGTTCAAGATGAAAAGTTATACGTCGTAAGAGTAAAAGAATTTAATATTGATGGAATAAATATCTGGCAACAGACAGTAATAATTCAATCTTCTACTAATCCAAATATTAAAATTGGAGATACTGTAAAACAAAGTGATATCAATGGAGTTATCACTGAAATCGGAGTTGTATTTGAAAATAGTATCTATACTGTAACTTTAGTTGTCGTATTCACTACAACTGATGAGACAATTATATCCCCTGAGAGGGATCTTAAAGTATTTTATAATAATGAAGATCTAATAGGAACAACTTTTGATGTTACTTATGTAAGTACAAATCAAATAGCTGATCTAAGACCATTTAAATTTGATATCCTTGAGGGATCTGAAGTCGTTAATGATAAAGTTGATATCTTTTCATATCAAAATCTCGAACAAGAAAGAGAGTATTCTGTAAATATATCTGCATATAAAATTAACGACAATCTAAATCAACTGTCGGAGGATGCTCGAATAATTATAAGATTATTTGATTTTGAGTTTAATCAATATAAAGTAGATGAAACTTCAAATTACGTTACATTGTCTAATGATGAATTGGGACCTTTCATTCTATCAAGCAACGCAAGTACAATTTCTCCATCTGATAGTAAGACAGATTTAGCTTATGATGTAAATGAAACTAATCTGTCAATTAGATCAATTTTTACATTTGATAGTTTCTTAAACTATAATCAATCAACACCATCTTTAGTAGAATTAAATGTTGGCGATGTTTTAACATCAACAGTTAGTAAAGGACTTGCAACTGTAGTTTCTGTGAATGAAGTTACAAAAGAAGTTGAAGTTTCTATAAAATCAAATATTAATAATCCATTCATTAATGAAAATGAAACGCTTCAATCTAGAACAACTCAAGGTGAAATTATAGAAGGCAATCTAACAAACTTTGTTTTCTTTACAACTCAAAATGCAAAATATAAAGTAACTAAGATTAGATTCAAGAGTGATGATGACAATACATTTACTGATGACAATACTCCTTTACCAGTAGTTCTTACAAATGATCTATTAATTTCTAAAACTTACGGAACAGCTAATAATCAAGATTCCTCTTCTATTTTCCTTTCCTTAAATGATTTAGTGGTAGGTGAAAAGAGCAGAGCTTCATGCAAGATTACTGAAATAACTAGAATTAATAACATCAATGAAGTTGAAATTAGTCCAGGCACACTATTTACTGGATATATCTTTAACAGAGTTAATAATCCAGATAATCCAAACGTATCATTAACTGATATATCAAAATCTTATATTGTTCCATTTAATAAATTAGAATCTTATGGAAGTTTATATTACAAAGAAATAGAATCTTCTAGACTTTTATTAGATGATTATCTCTATAATGAGTCTATTGGAGATAGATTCAAGTCAATTCAACTTGATGTTGAATATGGCAATTCTTATGAATTTAATGTAAACGATACATTAGAAATAGTCAGAGTATCTGTTGATGTCGAAGAAGCAGGTAGTAGATTTAGAGATGGTAGCAATCTAATAAAAGCAAACCGTCAAGAAATTGTTGACCGTGCAGCAGCTGAAATTGCTATTCAGTTCCCTGATTTCTCCTATCCTGGTGATCCAATAACAACTGCTGTATCTAGATTTAAAGATGCTTATCGTCTAATCCAACTAAACAGAACAGCAATTATTGATACTGCTTTTGCTGCAATTGCTCCTGCGTTCCCAACTTTTGTTATCAACGCAACAAATACAGATAAGTGTAAGAGAGATATTGGTATCTTCGTCGATTCTATATCTCTAGACATCGCTCAAGCTGGAGGAAACGTATATACTCGTAAATTTGTTCTTTCATATTTTAATAGCAACACTCCTATTACTAATGGTCTTGTAGGAGAAGAAGCACAATCAAATGTTGCCTTTAATGCGGCTTGTGAAGAAATGAAAAAAGCAGTCACAAACCAATTAGCAATTACAGATCTAACCATCACTCCTGGTGCTGCTACCTTTGGCGGCGGCGGTGGCACTATCCCCAACAATAGCGTAAATGCTTGTGCTGATGTTCGTTCTGCACTTGATAGTTTAACACTTATCGTAACAACTCGTATTGCTGCTGGTAATATAACTGGTCTTCCTGCTGAATCAGTATCAACTACTGTTCCAGCTGGAGAAGCTAAGTGTAAGAGAGATATTGGAATTATTGTTGATGCTGTAGTAGAAGATTTATTTAGAGGATCTAATGTCAATATAATTGAATCTACAAATGCTTATTTCAATAACGGTACTCCTATTAGTAATGGATTAGTAAATGAAGAAGCACAATCTGTAGTTGCTTTCAACAAAGCTCGTGATGTAATGAAACTGGCAATTAATAACCAGTTATTTGTTAAAGATTTAACAATCCAAGGAGATTATCAGGTTAGTTTCTCGAATACAGACCCTGATGGTTGTGCTAATGTCAGAGCAATGATTGATACTCTAATATCAATTATTACAACTACAATTACAGCAGCTGATCCAGATCTGTTGCCAGATCCAAACCCAGGAAGAGCCTTTGTTGCCGGCGAATTAGTAACAATTTCTGATGGTACTACAACATATGAGTCAAATGTATTAAGTTCAGATAATGTAAATTATATTATCTCACTTGAAAATATATATCAAAATGATCAAATAGTAATAAATACTGAATTATTAGATCTTACTGGATATACTGTTTCTACTAATAGAGGAGCTTCCAATATAGAAATTGTAGCTCCAGTAAAAGATCTTGATGTTACGAGAACAACTGTAAAATCAAGAACATATGATATTACAACTAAGTTTACTTTAAATAGTATAACTGGACTTTCTGTTGGACTAACAGCAACTCAAGGATCTATAGTAGGTAAAGTAGTAGACATTATTGCAAATGATATTTATATCAATCATGCTTCATATGACACTGAAAATCATTATGTGACTGGAAATATAGTATTTAATACCATACCTGCAATTACTAAATCTGTTACTGCTAACCCAGCAAATAGAGAAACTATTTACTATATTTCTACATCAGAAATTGTCCCTCAAATTAATAAGTATCAACCTACTCCAGGCACCATTCATTCGTATACTCCTTGGAATGATCTTTATGATGTTCTTGATAATAATAGATCATTTATTATTGATTATGTTTATGAGTTAATAATCACTGAATTTGCATACTTATCTAATAAGAATACAATAACCATTGGAAGTTGTAAAAATGATCTTGCGTTAGTGTTAAACGCAATTATAAATGATATTAAACTTGGTGGAAACTATAATACAGTTCTTGCAACTAGACTCTATTTTGATTCTAATAATGAAGTGAACTTCCTTAAAGGTGAAGTTGAAGAATCTATCTGGTCTTACTCAAGATTAAAAGATTTCATCAAACTATCTTCTAGAAATTTTGAAGTAGTACATACTTGCAACCTAGTTAATACTCAAAATTATATTGTCGTTTCAGATCCTACTGGAATTGTTAGAGGAATGCTAGTGACTACGGATCAATTTAACGTAGATATCTACGTTAAGTATGTCAGTGGAAATAAGGTATATCTAATGACAGAATCTTTCACTGATTACATATTAGTTGGAAACTATTCTGCACAAGAGGTAACATTTAATTTTGATAAGTTTAAAGTTAATCCTCAGTTTGTATCCGTTCTTTATAATGTTCCTATACAATATTCTTCAGATGTAACTAGTTCTACCATTTTAGATCAAAATATTTCAGACCTTGTTGATGTATTATTAAATGCAATAAATCCAGATTCACTAAGAGTCTATAAGGATGCTGTTATTGAATTATTAGAAACATATGAGGATGTTATCGATGATGTATATAATGATCTTAAGGTACAGTTTGATAACTTAACTATTCCAAATGATAATCTAGACAAGTGTCAAAGAGACATGAAGGTTGTTTCTGAGTCTGTATTTGACGATTTGAAGTTTGGTGGTAATGTTAATACAATTAGAACATCAGAACTCTATGTTAATGGCGGTTCTCTTTCTCATGTGGAAACTGAACTTATTGAAACCGCATATGCTTTCTTCAAGTTAGAAATATCTTATAAAGAAATTATTAACAATAGTACAAACTATACTACTCAAGAAAAGACTGATATCCAAGAAAGAATTACAGAGTTGTTCCAATTATTGATTAGTAAGATTACGAATGATGCTACTGGAACTGTTCAGGATGCTGCTGCTCAAATTGCAAGAAATGAGAGGTTTATTGTTGATGAAGCTTTCTTAATTACACTAGATACACAACCAACGGCATTCTCTCAATCTGAAATAACTCAGTTGTATTCATATGCTTATTCAGTAGTCAAATCTACAATTAAAAATTTACTTTTAGGAAGCAATGAATATGTATTAGATGCATTAACTGCTTTAGGTGCAACTTCTTCTTTCTATAGTAATTCATCTAAAAAATCTTTTGTTCAAAACTTCTTCACTAGAGTTATAAGTTTATCAAAACTATCAACGATTAATTTCTATATTAACGCTGCAGAGGATCAATATGTGGTCCAAGAAAGTGTTCTTACATACAAAACAGACCTTACCATCTCAGTTGACCCTGCAGGATGGTCCTACTGTCAATCAGTACACAATACATTAGATACTTTTGGTATTATAATCAATAATTATTGGACCAATCTATCTTTACCAGATGTGAGCATTGTTGAATTTACATATTTCCCTAAGAGATTGTATCCTGAAAATTACGTACAACGTCCTATAACCAGCTCTATTTCTGAAAATGATCTATGCATCTTAAAATCATCTACTTTAACTAAGACTGCTTTTGTAAATGCAATTGATTCTGGAATAACTAAAATTTATGATCTACAAAAACGATTTGATCTTGATGATGAAGATGGTACTATTGAAAAATCTAATCTTGTTGGTAGCTTTGTAAATACATCAATCTCAGTAACATTAAAAGATATAAATGATAATGGATCAGTAAATGTTTCTATTACTGGAAATGGATCTAATATTTCTGTTGGTCAAACTTTCACTCAAGATAATGGTTTCTCTTCAATAATCGAATCGATTTATAACGTATACATTCTTAAGAATGTATACGGAAATTTCTATAAAAATAACTATATCTTTGGAATAGATTCTGGTTCAACATCAAATTCTTATATTAGTTCATTTGAAAGAAATACAGCCGTTATAGAAAAATCAATTGGAGATAGACTGATCTTTGATAGTACATCTGTAGTAGGATCATTTACTTTATATGATTATGTTTATGTAAAAGATACTACATACGAATCTAATGTTGTTTACACTTATCAAGGATTTAATGGTCAAAGAACTCAATTCCCTCTAATTGTAATATCTCCAACAGGAGACATTCAAGATTACTACCCATCAGTGGAAGATTCTCCAATAATTGTATCCATTAATGGAGTCATTCAAGAATTTGATAATGACTATACAACGTCATCTAATTTTATAACTTTTGATAATCCTCCAACTAAGGACGATGAATGTCTAGCTGTTTACTATGGTAAGTGGAGAAAGATTGACAACATCTCTCCACAGTTTGATGGAATCACTCAAAGTTTTGGTATGGAAATCGGAGGATTGCCATTTGCTATTTCAGTTTTTGGTAATGCAACAAATATTATTGTCGATAGAAACTGTTTATTTACAGTAAACGGAGTAGTTCAAGTTCCTCAAGAAGGATTTACTGTAGATGGTTCTAGAATTAGATTTTCTTCTGCTCCAAAACCAGGATCCAGTTTTGTTGGTTATGTATATGTCGGTTCGGCTATTGACGTTGACTCTATTGAAGTTATTCCTCAAATTGAACCAACTGATATTATTAGATTAAATAAAGAGGATACAAATAGGATTGTTGCGACAGTCGATAGCTTATCTTCAGTTACAACATTTGAATACCCTGGAGAGAAGATTGGAAGAATTGCAGCTGGAACTGCAACTATAAGAACAGGCAAGATAATTGGAGCCTCTTTGACATCAGGTGGTTCTGGTTATATTAGAAGACCAAAAATTAAAATCAATTCATCCAGTGGTGATGAAGCGAAATTGACAGCTCAACTTGGCGTATCAAATGTAGAAGTCATTAACGCTGGGTCTGGATATCTAAAACCATCTGTACAAGTAATTTCAACTACTGGAACTGGATTTACTGGAGAAATTTTATTTGAACCAGATTCAAATAATACTCAGAGGATCTCAGTTATTAAGATTATTAATAGTGGATTTGGATATTCATCAACAGATGAAGTTTCTATATCTAATGTTGGAAATCCAGAAATCCCAGTAGAATTTAAAGTCGTAGTAAATGAAGCTGGTGGTATTGAAAATATCTATCCAGTATTGATTGGTATTATCGAAATTAATGAAGGTGACTGGGATGAACAGTTATTTGATCAATATACAGAAGACAACTTTAAGTTTAGAATTCGTGGAGCCACAAGTAAATCAGAGGCTGTATTTGTAGGTGGTGGAGAATCTGAAGCTAAGATTTTTGTTAAAGATATAACAGGTTCATTTGTTCCTGGAGAAAACATTAATATAGTTTCATTTGCAAATAATGTTTCTTTAGGAAAACTAACCTCTGTAGAGTCCTTCTACTTAAACGTTGGTGGAAGCGGTTACAATCCTCTAAGATTAAAAGTTACTTATACTGGCGAGGGAACCATTCCTACAGGAGGATTCGTAGAAGTTGGAACTCAAATTCAATATCAATTTGATACATTCTCCAAACTAAGTGATAGTAATTTTATTATTAATATTGATAAGTCTTATTCTTATGTTGAAGGTAGAGATTTCCATATTGGAGAAAAAATTGATGTATATGCAAGATCTAATGGAGTCAAAACTGGAACTGTCAAACATTTTGTAGTTGAATCGTGGAATCCAACTACGTTAAAACTTACAGTATCAAAACCAACACCAATAAAAGTAGATATTGTTTTAAATGAAAATGGTTCGGTAACTAATGCTATTGTTATTAATAAAGGAAACAATTACTATGATGTATTAAATTATGCAGTAACTCTTGAGGGACAAACGGAAACTGGATATGATGAAGCTTCATTTGAATTGTCAATAGCATCTGTAACAGATATTATTGTTACTCCATATACAATTGGTAATGAGTCTTATGATGGATTTGGTAGAGATTACTCTACTTCTGATACTGTTTTAATACAACCAATTGATGAATTTGGTGAAACCGAAAATGTTGTTGGATCTGGATCTGGAGCAACAATAAAATTAAATGTCAATGCATTTGGTGGAGAAATAGAATCTATTACGATACCAGATAATTTAAGAGGATCTCAATACTATACAACTCCTATTATTGTTACCAAAGGTGGTGGAGGATATGGTGTTAAAGCATTAGCATCTATTGAAAATAATTTAGTTTCTGATGTGGAGTTTGTTTCTAGAGGTGTTGGATTTGAATCTGTACCAGAAATTATTTTCGCTCAAAAAGTACTTCTAACTAAGGAAAGTAAGATTAGAACATATCTAACATCTAAGACTGATAAATTAACTGGATTGGTCAAGAATGTAATTGAAGATGATACTCAAATTTTTGTTTCAAGTACAGGTGGATTTACTTCTAGTGGAACTTTACTTCTTGGTAAAGAAGTTATTAGTTATAGTGGTAAAACAGCAAATAGTTTTACTGGAATTACAAGAGGTATTAACTTTAACTATGATCAAAAACTTAGATTATCTTCTGGATTCTGGAACTTCTCAATTAATGACATATTACCAATCATCAGAGTTAATTCTGAAGAGAGTGGAAGTATCACTACAAATATAAGAGTGTATTCCTTTGAACCACAAAGTCAAGATGAAGTAATTCCACCATTTTTATTCATTAAGTATGTTATTGATTCACTGGCATTTATTGATGCTGGCGTTGCTCGTAGCGAGGGTACTCCATCATATGTTGGAGGACTATTTAACACATCACCAAATGGAAATTATATTATTAATGCTCAATCATTACATCTAAATAATGTTGATGGATTATCTGAAGGAGATATAGTTGAACAAACTATAGTGGTAGATCAAAATACAACTATAGTCATAAGTGGATCAATTGTTAGAATTATTAAAGCTTCTAATAGAATAGTTGTAGAATTAGATGATGATAATACTGAATTTGTTCTTGGACAACTCATTATTAACCCCGATGAACCAGATAAGACAAAGACTAGATTTATTACAACTCCTTTTGGAGGAATTGCTGTAGAAAAAATGGGTATCAATAGATTTGATACTACTAAAATCTCTGATGGTCCTACAGATACAGATTTGGATTTAATCAAAGATAAGACTTATGTTATCTGTCAATCTGATTCTTCTGTATGTAATTCTCTATATCCACAACTCAAAGGATATTATCTATTAGATCCATCAATTATTGAGGAATCAGGTTTCTTAATCACTGATTCTATCTATCCAAGAAATCTAACTGTAGGTGGCGCCCAACCATATGGTTATATATCAACTGTAGAAAAAGGTCCAAACAATAAAGGATTGACATACAGTGGCGTTAACAATACAAGTAGTGATTATAATGGAGAGATTGCATTAGATGGTGGATATCCATTCTCATTATATGGCGTTGAAGAAATTGATCAATTAGGAAATACAATTGCTATCGGCGATAAACTTAGAGATGGAAATGGAAACATTGTTACTGTAGAAACTATCTCTGCAGTTAATACAGGAGAAGTTCATCAATCTCAAGTAACAATAAAAGTAAACAAACCAACAACCTACGGTGAATTATTAATTGGACGTAAAGTGCAGGGTGCTGTTAGTGGATTCTCTGGAATTATTAAGTCTGTAAATATCCCGACAGGAGAAAATTATATCGAACTTGTTCTTGTAAATCTTCTTTATAATGATCCATACTACGGATTTATTATTCAATATCAACAAGGTGAGATCATAAATATTTACAATGGTAATGTTTTGATAGTTGAAAATAAGTATACAATTCAATCTTATGAGTTCAATAACGTATTATTAAGTCAATAAATAAAATAAAGGATTTCTATAAAAAATGACCGCTTTAATTACTGATCAGTTTAGGATCTTTTTGTCAAAACAATTCATATCATCTTTTGATACTCAACAAACAACTCCAGATTCTTTATACGTTTTTGTGGGAAGACCACAACCTTGGGAAGATTCTACTGGTGGAGACTCATCTCCACCAGATCCAATAGATAGTTTTGAACAGTATTCAGATGTCTATGATGATATGGTTGCTATGAAGAGGATTTTGCCAACAGATATTTTACCTGTGGTAAGGAGAATTAATTGGATTCCGCCAGAACAAACTACGGGTGGATTAGGATATACATATGACATGTATAGACACGATTATTCGATTTATAATCCTGCTGCTAGTGGAGCTACATCTTTATACGATGGAGACTTCTATGTAGTTAATAGTCAATATCAAGTTTTCAAATGTATTTACAATGGAACTTCTCCATCAGATCCTAATGGAAAGCCATCAACAATTGAACCAACTGGAACATCCAATGCAATCATCACTACGTCTGATGGATATAGATGGAAGTATATGTATACTTTGACGGTTGACCAAATTATTAGATTCTTATCTAGAGATTATCTACCTGTAATTCAAGATACTGCAGTTTCCACCAATACAAGTAGTGGTGAGATTGATACTATTTTGATTGTAAATTCTGGAAGCGGTTACAATAATGGAGTTTATGAAAACATACCTATTAATGGTGATGGAAAAGGTGGAAGAGTAACTATTGTAATTGATGGTGGTAAAGTATCTCAGGTTAATGTATTGAATGGAGGAAGTGAGTATTCCTTCGGTCAAATAGATGTTGATGGAATAACTGGTATTGGTGCTGGTACTGGAGCTCAAGTTAACGTTATTATTCCGCCTCAAGGTGGACATGGAAGAGATACGTTAACTGAATTGGGAGCTTTTAGAATTCTTATTAATACCAAATTTTCATATGACGAAGGTCTTGGTGACTTCCCAACAGACAATGATTTTAGACGAATTGGATTAATTATCAATCCATTAGTAAGAGGAACTAATACTATTGCAACTTCTTTGACTTTTAGTTTAACAAAAGCTATTGCATTTCCATTGAGTTTTACTGGATCTTTTACTACAGATGCTACTATTCAACAAACAAGAATAGTTGGAACAACATCTATAGTTTCTAGAGGAGTTGTTGTTTCTTGGAATCCAATTACAAAAGTTCTAAAGTATTTTCAAAACAGAGTCAAGGGTATTTTCCCAGAAGGAACTGGACCTTTGAATGAGTTTGTTGGATCAGAAAACGTATCTATCCCAGGAGGAACTACATCAGTTTCACCAGACGTAGCATTCCCTGAAATTGATAACACTAGTACTAGAACTGTAGATGGTAAAAACTATAATCTAGGACAGAATTTTACTCAGGGTTATGCTCAACCAGAGATAGAAAAAAACTCTGGAAAAATTATCTATATAGATAATAGAAGACCAATTGTTAGATTCCCTGACCAGGTTGAAGACATTAAAATCATTATCGAGTTCTAATTACAAAATAAGCAAGGAAAGACATGTCACAAAATACTAATCTGAACGTAGCTCCATATAATGATGATTTCTCAAAAGATAAGAATTTTCATAAGGTTCTCTTTAGACCTGGATATCCAGTACAAGCTAGAGAACTAACAACACTCCAATCAATTCTACAAAATCAAATTGAAAATATAGGTCAACATTTCTTCAAAGATGGAGGAATGATTATTCCTGGTCAATTGAGTTATGACTTACAATGTCATGCTATTTTAGTACAATCAACTTTCCTTGGTGCAGCAGTAGAGTCATATAGAAATCAATTAGATGAAATAGAACTTTATGGTATTAAATCTGGAGTTTCTGCCAAAGTTCAATTTAGTATTTCTGCAAAAGAATCAACGAAGAAGTTTATTACTTTATATGTAAAGTATATTGCTTCTGGTCAAGACAATGTAACTAGAAGATTTGATGATAATGAAGAGTTATATGCTAACGTTGACATTACAATTGGGGGAAGACTTGTTGAAGCTGGATCTCCAATCCTCAAGTTAATTCCAAAAAAGTCTAGATACGTTGGATCTTGTGCTTATATTAATAGTGGAGTTTATTTCATCAGAGGATTCTTTGTTGATGTAGCAATTCAAAGAGTTCTTCTAGATCAATATTCCAATGAACCGTCATATAAAATTGGATTTGATATTTCAGAATCTATTATCACTCCAGAAGATGATGAATCTTTAAATGATAATGCTTTTGGATCAAGTAATTATAATGCTCCAGGAGCTCATAGATTCAGACTAAGATGTACTCTTACTAAGAGACTTTTAGATGATCCTGGAGATAAAAATTTCTTAGAACTTCTAAGATTAGAAGAAGGTAGAGTTTTAAGACTCAATAAAAGAGAACCATTTTCTGAACTAGAAAGATCAATTGCCAGGAGAACATACGACACTCATGGCGATTACATGACCAAACCATTTGGTATTATGGTCAAGGAATCTTTAAATGATGGTCTTAATAATGGTGTATTTGAAGAAGGAGATACAACAGCTCAAGGAAATGCTCCTGGTGATGATTTGTATACAGTAGAAATTAGCCCAGGTAGAGCATATGTTCAGGGTTATGAGATTTCTACTGATGCGCCAACATACTTAGATTTACAAAAATCTAGAGAAGTAGAAAAATTAACAAATCAAATTCTTCCATTTGAACAAGGAGATTACTTCTTAGTTAAGAATTTGAGGGGACTTCCTTTTATAAGTAATTCTGGTGTTCTTGCAAATCATTATCAAACTATTGAATTTTATGATTCATTCTATGAAGATACCTTTGCTGAAGGTAGAAACATGGTTGGTATGGCCAGATGTATTGGTATTGATAGATTAGGTAATAACCAATTTAAGTTATATGTTGGTGACGTACAACTATTCACTTTGATCAAACTTCAAACTGCAATTGATACAAATAATGAACTTAGACCACTATTAAGGCAGGGAGATGAAATCACTGGTGACTCAAGTAAGGCAAAAGGTATCCTTGCGTATGATCCAGATGAAAATATATTAAGAGTTTATCAAGTTGCTGGACAATTTATAAAAGGCGAAAGATTAAGAAGAGATGGATCCCTAATTGCATTTAGAGATGATGCTGAAAATTATAAGAGATCTCAAAATGTAACAGTACAAGGAGTATACAATTATGACTTTAGTGATGTCAAAAGACTTAATGGTACTTATATTTCAGCTGATCAACAATTAGTAGAAGAATTCTATTGTGATACTTTTCTTTCTGATTCTTTTGCTGTACCTTCAGATAAAATTCAATTTGTAAAAGAACAAGAAGTAGTAACTCCTAGAACTATTACTGTAAACTGCGTCCAAGCTGAGGTAGTTACTACCAAATCGCCTGCTGCTAGAGTAACTCTACAAAGAGAAACTGTTCTTTTAGCTAGCCAAGATAGTAAGAGATATAAGCCTAATTCTTTTGTTAGAAACACTCAAAATTATTCTGTAACCAAAACTATAACTCCAAGTACAGGAAACGTAACCAAATCATGCGATTTTGTTGCCGGCAGTTCCACACTTGCAGTTGTTAGTGGTGGATTAACTGGAATCGAAGTTGGCAATAAAGTAACTGGTAATGGAATAAGTAATGGAACATTTGTAATTGCAACTTCTACTGTTGGTGGAGTTAATGTTGTCGATCTTAACCAAGCTGTTTTTTCATCTGGAAATAATGTATCTGTAACTTTTAGAGAATCAAAGTGTACTGTTAACAGCGCTACATCTCTAGCAGTAGGACAGAGACTTATTGGTAGCGGAATTCCTAACAATACTTTTATTAGATCTATTAGTGGCACCACAGTATTCTTGACAGATGCTCCTACATCTAATGCTTCTGTAACTGCAACATTTATTGTTGCAACTAAGTTTGCTAAAATCATTCAAAAGAAAACAGAGAGAGTCAATATTGCAATTTTAGAAGACGAAAATAATACCAATAAGAAAGGTAAAAAAGTTAAGAAACCAGTCTTTAGATTTTTTACTAAATTAGTTCTAGAATATTGTAACCATCTAGGGCAAACTTTATCAGTTCCTGAATCTGGAAGTTTTAATGTTAGTGATATTCTTTTTAATGTTCCTGCGATGTCTAACAACATTACGAGAAATGGAAGTTTGACTAATAAAAATTTCATGATTGTTAAAGGTCCATATGGAGCTAATCAAAGAATAAGAGCTGATTTTGACTATCAATTCTTTACTGAGAATAAAACATCTGATGATATTAGTACAAGAAGAGACACTATCAGATTGTTTGCACATGGATTAAGAACAGGAGATATTCTTGAATATCAATTCTTAAGCGGTAAGTATGTTGGTACTAGAGCAAGTACAAACAACGGTCATAATTTCTTACAATCTGGAACTCAATACTATGTTATTAAAGTTGACAATAACCTTATCAGACTTGCCACCAACCTAACTAATGCTAATGCTAAGAGAGCAATTGATATTACAGAACAAACATATCAAGGAAGCGGCGCAAGTTATCACGCATTTAAGAAGGTCAATTCACCTTCATTTAAGACTAATGTAATTAGTCATGCATCTTTCAATATGGACGATCAAGTATTTGGTCCAGACTTTAGAGGTGAGATTGTAGGGCGCCCTAATGATACAGTTAAAAAGATTAAAGTATTTAATGGTGTACTAAGACCAGGACAAACTATCAAAACCATTAGAGACCACGATAGAGTTTTCTTAGCTGCACAATTACTTTCTTCTGCTGGTAGTTCAACTTCTTCTACTACCATAAAAGTTACTAGTGTAGAAGATTTATTTGAAAATGATGTAACGTCAATTTCACCTACTAGTCCAGAATTAATTAGAATTGCAAAAGAACAATTAAAAGTTACTGGAGCTGATTGGAGTGTTCTTACTACACAGTCACCAGGATCTAGTAGAACATTAAATCCATGGGTTCAGGGCGAACCTGTAGAACTCAATCTAGCGAATGGAACCGATAAAGTAGAAGTATCTAGATTATTTTATAACCCAGGATACTTCAATTCTGTTGTTACTCTGACTGGCGGTGTTTACCTACCAAGAACTGTTTTCAGTAGAAGTGCGGAGGCTTCTGTTCCTTTACTCTTTAAGAACTTTGAAGCTGAAACTTACACTTCAACTACATCTGGATCTTCTAAAAAGTTTCAATTTGTAGAGATTCTTGGAGAATCTAAAGTAACTCAAATCTCAGATACTGCTATAGCAAGATATGCAAGTGAATTAAAGTACTTTGGTGGAAATACAAATTTAACCAAAACTGGTTACGGAACGCAAGGTAAATATACTATTGAAGTTAATAATCCATCTGGAATTCTTTATGGAATGTTAGTTACTGATAATACTGGAGCTGTACCAGCAAACACTTTTGTAGAAACAGTAGTAGGTAATACTGTTACTATATCTAACCCTCTTCTAATAACTATGGGAAGTTCTTCTTCTCAGATAGATCTAACATTTAGTTCTTATTTTCAAAAAATTATTGCGAAGAAAGTTGGGTTCTCTACAACTGGTTTAACTGGAAACGTAGGATTCACAACACCAGGGACTAGAATAAATTCTATATCTGGATTGCCACTTGGTAGTGGAAATACAGAATCTTGGGCTAGGGGTGAAACTGTTGTTCTTAGAAAGGTTAATACTGACTCCCAAGGTAACAAACAAGCAATCTTTATATTTGCAAGAATTGAAGATGAAGCTGGAGATTATGACGATTATGTGGGTTCTACTTTCCTAGTGCTTGAAGATTTCTATAGACCTGAAGGCGAATTTAGATATGCTAAGTCAGCAAAACAAGCAACATTTGCTTCAGGAGATACTGTAATATCTCTTACTGGTGTAAGTGATTTAGATACAGGAGATTATGTTATTGGATCTGGTATTCCCAGCAACACCTCGATTATTTCTATTGATACTACAGCTAACACAATTACTTTATCGGCTGCTACTACATCTGCTCAAAATGGCACTATATTAAGATTTGAAGATACTCATAATAATGGATATGATTATGTAGACAATGCATATAATACTGCTAGAGATCTTACTTTTAGATCCTCATATAAGTTACCACCAACTGCAGGACAGGAGAATGTTACTGATGCAAGTTGGGAAATCTTTAGACCAATTGATGCCGATTGTTTTAGATTAGCTAACACAACGTCAGGTGGAACTCCGCTTGGTCATATCAATGCGGTTTCAGTTCAATATAATAATGTCGAAGAAAATAAAAATAACCTGACTGCATTTAGAGCTGTGAATCTTACTAAGAAAGTCACTCATAGAGGTCCTGGTACTATTCCTGGTCAACACAATGGTCAATTTGTTGGTACAGAAATTAGAAGAATGGATGCAACTGCAAAAGTTGTTACTGTAACTATTGATGATAACAGTTTGCCACCAGAAACTGAAGTTGAAGCTGTAATTGAAGGACAAAGAATTACAGGTGAAGTTACTGCAACTGGAAATAGGAATGGTAGATGTTTTGTTACATTTACAGGAAATAAAGAATTTGAAGTTAGTGATGATGATAATAACAACCTATTCAATCTCAAAGTTAAGAGAGGAGGAACAGTAATTAAGGAAATTCCTGACTGTGCTTCATATGAATCTTCAGAGGTTGTAGTTGGAACAAGAACCCAATTTTTAAAAGACCTAAGACCAGGCGATTATATCTTTAAAGGTAATCAAGCAATTCAGGTTAAGAGACTTGTAGCTAGTGCTGCTAATCAAGGTATTATAACTGAGATTGATATTGTTGAAGATGGTGATGGATATGATCCACGTAGATGGAAGAACATCGCTGATTATAGACTTGGTAAATGTGGACAAAACGGAATGCCAGTTAACATTTCACTATTGCAAACTGATCCTGGTATGGGTGGCAGTACTAATGATACTTTTGGATTCTTCGGCGGTGGAACAAGCAAGAAAAAACAAGGTAATGCTATTCTAATTGTTGGATCTGATGGTAAATTAAATGAAATCAGAATCACAGATAAGGGTGAAGGATATACATGTCCTCCAACATTAAAAGTTCCACCACCAAGAGAAACTGATGGTATCCAAGCGGTTGCATTAGCATATGCTAAAGAAGACGCACTTAAAAATACCGTTGAAGGTAATTTTAGATTCATAGTAGAGCCAAATTTAACTGACAAGTTAGGAAAAGAAAGACAAAGTATTGCACCTAGATTGCCTTTTGGTACATACACTAAAATATTCAGATTTAGACCAAAATTCTTTGGCAGAGAAAATGGAGATCTATTTACTGAACTAGCAAGGTCACCAATTAGAAATACATATGATGAAACATTTAGTATCAGAAAGACCTACGATTCTGCAGTTGAAGAATCAGAAGAATTCCCAGGCAGAAAGAAAGTTACTTTAACTGCTCCTACTGGATCTCAGTTTGAAACATTTACAACTGATAACTATATGGCAGTTTTGGTTGATAAGATTGGCGTAAGCAATGAGTATCCATTACTCAATTTAATTACATCTTCTGAAATTGATAATAGATCTCCTATTATTACATTCACTTCCGATAGAACAAAACTAACAGTTGATAGAATTCCACCTGGAATAGGTGGAAATAAAACGATTACTGTTTTTTATACAAGTGGAAGTTCAGATGTTTTTTCAGATTCATTCTATTTGAATGATGCAAATTCAAGATCAGCTTATACTGACATTGATGAGGATATTTTTCCAGGTATGATTGTAACCGCTGAAGGCGGTGAATCTGTTCTTAACTCGGGAACAACCATTAAAAAAGTATCTTCAGTAACAGTATCTTTATATGAACTAGAAATTACTGGAGGTACTGTAAAGGCAGATGGTAATCTTAAGTTTACTCCTGGACAAGAATATACTCTTGATGGAGAAAACTCCGATGGTTCATGTAAAGTCATTGCTCTTACAAATAAAGTAAGTGGAACATCCTATATTATTGTTGAACTGGTTAGAGATTCATCAAAACCAACAACAAGTATGTCTCTGATTGATAATAGTGGAACTGCTCAAAATATTACCAGTGTCAGTGAAGTAGAAGGACAAAGATTTAAAATTACACTCAACAATCTAGCTAAGCAAACAGTTAATCAAAAAATTAATGCAACTCCTAACAATGTAACTGATATCCGAGTTCAAACTACAATTGCATTAAATAATGCATCTAAGAAGTTGAAGACTTCTGAAAAGATGAGATGTTTAATTGTAAATAATACATTTAAGACTCAGAAAGAAGCTAACAAGTTTGGACTAGTTGTGAATGAAACTTCATCATTCTTTGGAACTAGAGTTGAAGATGATGTTATTTCATTGGGTGTTCCAGATGCTTGTAAGTTACATGCTGTATATGAAAGTAGAGATAATAACCCACCAATCCCACCGTATGTCATTTTAGTTGATTCTAGAGATTATGAAGTTGGTTCTCTAATCAAAGGAAAATCATCATTAGCTCAAGGCCGAGTAATTGAGGTTAGTGGAAACAAAGTTTCATTTGTATATCTGACAGACAATAAATTTTCATATGGTGAAATAATTACTGGAATTTCATCTGTTGATGGATTGAAAACTGATGGTAAAATTTCTACTACAAAGAACCCAGTATCTGTATGGAATGGATCAAAAGATATAACTTCTAATTATGTCCTAGATAATGGTCAAAAAGGTCAATTTTATGATATTGCTAGAATTGTAAGAAAGCCAGGACAAGTCGTTCCAAGTAGACAGATAATGGTCATCTTCGATCATTTTCAAATTTCTGGAGCTGGTGAATTTACAACTTCAAATTCATATCTCGATGTTAAATATCAAGATATTCAAAATTTCCAAAACATTAAACTTAGAGATGTTATTGATTTTAGACCATATGTTTCTAGGGCCACAACAAATCCAGGTACTTTAAGCTTACCATATAATGTTGATAAAAAATCCTTAGACTTTAGAAACAGAGATTTCACTACTGGATCATCTATTGTTATGGATATTCCAAAAGTGGGAACTAACTTTAGATGCAGTTATGACTATTATCTATCAAGAATTGATAGATTATTCTTAGATCCAAATGGACAATTCATAATCAAGAAAGGCAAGTCTTCTCAATTCCCACTATCTCCAGATGTTGTAGATAATGCAATGTTCTTAGCTACAATTCAATTAGATCCATATGGATTTAATGTTCTTGATGATGTAGAGACAGTAGTTGAAGAACATAGAAGATTCACTTTTAAAGATATTGGAGCAATAGAAAAGAGACTCTCTAGAGTTGAATATTATACATCATTAAGTCTTCTAGAAATTGCAACTAAAGATATGAAGGTTGTAGATGCAGATGGATTTGATAGATTTAAAAATGGATTTGTAGTTGATGATTTTACATCTCATGATGTATCAGATCTTAACCATCCAGATTATAACTGTTCTCTCGATTTTGTAAGACAGGAGATGAGAGCATCTCACTATACTACTAACGTAGCTCTTGCTTTCAATGCAAACTCTTCAACTCACTTTAAACAAGATGGAGATATAATTACTCTACCATATCAAAATGTTATTTATTGTCAACAAGAATTTGCGTCTAGACTTGAAAACGTAAATCCATTTGCTGTTATTGGTTGGGTTGGAGTAGTTGTTCTAAATCCAGAATCTGATGATTGGGTTGATATTAAGAGAGCACCAAATAAGATTACTAAAAGGGAAGGAAACTTTAGTTCAGTATCGAAGGCTCTGAAGGTCAATAGAAGGGGATTTGCTCCACTACAATGGGGAGCTTGGGAAACACAATGGACTGGAACAAGTACAACTACAAAAATTGAGAGAGAAACATCATTCAGAAACTTTAGACCAGGTAGAGGTCGTCCAATTAATGAAATTAAAACAATCGCAACAACAGCGACTCAAGGAAGAACTGGTATTCGAACTAGAGTTGTACCTAAGGTGGATACTGTTAATCTTGGAGATAAGGTTTTGAGTACAACTTCAATACCTTTCATGAGATCAAGAAATATCACATTTATTGGAACTAAACTAAAACCAAGACAAAGAATTTATATTTTCTTTGATGGTAAGGATGTTACAAATCAATGCACACCTAAGATCATTGAAGTTATTAAGAGTGCAAACGAAAACAAAAAATCTAATAATGTTCCTTTCATTATTGGGGAAGATGTTGTTGGTAGAATTAGTGGATGCAAATTTAAAGTTGTTGCTCCAAATTCTGCATTCCCAGACAATCCTTATATTGGATTAACTTCTGGAAGTGACTTTACTAAATTGCCAGGTTCGTATTCGGGAAATCTAGGATTTCTAAACATTGATGTTGACTCTGCTGCTAAAAAGGCATTAGGAAATTATAAAGGTAATATTATAGTTGGAGAACAGTTAGTTGGTCAGAGATCAAGATCTACTGCTGTTGTTAGAGATAGAAGATTTATTACTGATCCAAATGGAATGGTAAGAGGAACATTCTTTATACCAAATCCAAATAAAAAAGGCAACTTACAGTTTGCAACTGGAACGAGAACATTTAGATTGACTTCTTCTTCAACTAATAGTCTTGTACCCTCAGATGTAGAAACTTCAGCACAGGCTAACTTTTCTGCAACTGGTATCGTAGAAAGAAGACAAAGACAAATTCTTCAAATTAGAAATGCAAGAGTCGTCAGAGATACAGTTACTGATAGAAGAACAGTTATTACTTCTACTAGAACTGAAAAGAGACAAATTGGATGGTATGACCCAATTGCTGAGTCTTTCGTTGTTTCCTTAGAAGGTGGTATGTTCATCACTAAAGTTGATGTATACTTCTTCTCTAAAGATGATAAAATTCCCGTTTCAATGCAGTTAAGAACTATGGAAAATGGTTATCCAACGACTACCATCCTTCCACAATCAGAAGTTATTCTGAATCCAAATCAGGTTAAACTATCTGCTGATGCGAGTGTTCCAACAACATTTGAATTTGAAAACCCAATTTATTTAAATGAAAATCAGGAATATTGTTTCGTCTTACTATCAACCGCAACGACATACAGATGCCACATCTCTAGAATGGGAGATCTAGACTATCAGGGAAGAGGTATCACAGCTCAACCATACAACGGTGTTCTATTTAAATCACAGAACGCATCAACATGGACGGCTGACCAATATGAGGACATGAAGTTCCAACTTTATAGAGCTAAATTTGATATTTCTCAAACTGGAGAAGTTGTATTTAATAATGCACCATTGACAATTTTCAATGAAGGAGTCGAGAATTTAGTTCCAGACCCAATTCAAACATTTGATCAAAGAAAAGAGATGGAATTGTTTGGTGGATCTGTAGGACAGAATCCAAACAACTATACAATCGGTGCTAACGTTGTTGAATTTATAATGAGTAATGATGGACAAACTCTCTTATCAACTGGAGCTAAAGGTACGGTTCATAGTTATGATAATGGGATAGTTGATAATGAAGACTTATCTCCCACTTCTGGAAAACGTAAACTGACAATTTCTGATTTAACTGGTAATTTCCAAGTAGGAGTTTTAGCCGGTAAAGTAACAAGAAGAATTACAAGTAGTAAAGGAAAATGCACCATTAAATTGGATGCATCATTTACAAGTACTATATTTACAGTAGGTTCATTGATTTTCGGTAAAACAAGTAAGTCTTTAGGTATCCTTGAAAGAACTTATATTGAATCTGGATTCCAATATCTTATATTAAAGAATGTTTGGCATTCTGGTTCTCAACCTTATACTCAAGGAGAATTAATCGAAGTAAGAACTGATATTATCAACGTTGGATCTAACTTTGAAGCTTCAATTGTTAACGTAACCAACTATGTTGGATATCCAACTCCTAATGGAGATTTTGATACTGAATCAAGTTTTGGAGATTCAAGAACTCTATATGTAATTTCTCAACCAATTTACGACCCAGAACTAAAAAGAATTAGGGTATATCATTCAAACCATGCAATGCATGGATCAAATAATACGGTTGTTCTTTCTGGAGTTATTTCTGAAGTATCACCAACTCAGTTAACAGAAGACATTATTGTTACTGCTGGTAAGGATTCTCAAGGCAATAACATTTCATTTGATATTAAAGTTTCTGATGCAAGAACATTCCATAAGTTTGTAAATGGAATTCCTATTAGTTCCTCCAACCCAGGATTCATTAAGATTGATGATGAAATTCTAGCATATCAATCAATTAGTGATGATGGTAGAACAATTACAATTAAATCTGGTGGTAGAGGTATTCAGGGAACTCCAACGGGTGAACATGATGTTGAAGATGACGTTCTATGTTATAACTTTGATGGTGTACCTTTAACTGATATTAATAAGACACATACTGAAATTGCAAATCCAGCTATCGATTACTATGAAATTAAGATTAATGGCGTTGCGTTTGATGGAATTAAGGGTGGTGGAGAAAATGTCTTTTCAACTCAGAACGTTCAATTTGATGCATTGACTCCTCAGGTACAATATATTAGTGTACCAGGAACAAGTATTGAGGCAACTCTTAATACTATTAGTGCTTCTAGTATTTCATCGCCAACTCAAACATCATTTGTTAACACTGGAGATTATTTAAATGTAATCATAAATGAAACAAATTACTTTGATAATCCAAGAATGATTGCATCTAAGATAAACGAATTGACCAAGTTAGGAGGCGCTCCTTCTCTAAATCTTAAAATGACTTTAAGTAGTCAATTGGATAACTTATCTCCACAAATTGATTTAGATAGATCCAGTTTAATTTGTACTCAAAGTATCATTAATACTCCTAGAGAAATTAATGCTGTTACTGGATTATATCAGGTTGGTACTGGTCTCTATGAAGATTTTGCAGAAACTCAACCAACTGGAGATAAAAATGAAGCTGTGTACATTTCTAAGTTAACTAAACTAGAAAGTCCATCTCAGGTTCTAAAAGTTATGCTTAATGCTTGGAGAAAACCAGGCACTAGAATTAAGTGCTTATATAAAGTTATTCCAGTTGGAAGTAAACTTGAAGCAACAGCTGTTGGTTGGAGTTACTTCAATGCAGGCAGAGGCGCTCAAGCTGATGTGGATGTTGATGGTGATAGAGTAGGAAGAATAAATGTAACCAACACTGGAGAAAATTATAATTCCAGAGTTAGCATCACGTTCTTTGGTGGTCTATCAAATTCATCTACATCAAGACATGCAAAGGCAGAAGCTGTCGTAAATGATGGTAAAATTACTTCAATTAGAGTAACAGATCCTGGTAGAGGATATATAGCAACTCCTTCAATTTATATTAGTCCAGATCCTACAGAAGGCGGTAAACCAGACAAGGATATTCCAGACGATGATTATGAAAACTTTAGAGAGTATGAATATACTGCAGAGGGCTTGAATTTTGATCGATTCCAGGTTAAAATAATCATGCAGAGCGATAACCAAGCTGCTGTTCCTCTCATCAAAGAGTTTAGAAGTATTGCTATGGCAGGATAATATGGATAAAGTACCAGTAAAGGATGAGACTGGATTGTGTAGAGATCCGTACTCTAAAGCTATTATAAATACAAACGAACAAGCATATGAGGATTATATGTCCTCATACGTTAAAAGAAAAGAGAATAGAAGACGAGTTGAACAACTTCAAGATGATGTTGATTCTTTGAAGTCTGATATTTCTGATATTAAAAATCTGTTAACAAAATTTTTGGAGAACAAATCATGACGGTTGAAAAATCTTCCCCCGAAGAACTTCTATCTCAATTTAGAGAAAGGTATTCTGCAATTCTTGCAGAAAGTGAACAAATGAAAAAGAAGCTTCAAGAAAATGAAGCTGTCGCTCTCAAACTTCTAGGAGCAATTGAAACACTAAGTTATCTAAATGATGAACCAGTTGCAGAAGAAACTACTGAAGAAACCGTAGAAGAAACTACAGAAGAATAATTTATAAATAGATAATTCTCAAATGGGGGCAAAATGCCCCTATTTTTTTGCATAAATAGAGAAGAAAGAGACCTTATAACTAGAGTTATCTAATAATGGCTAATAGGATTCAATTACGAAGGGGTACATCTACTGAATGGATTCAATTTAATCCAGTTTTAGCAGAAGCTGAATTTGGTGTTGAAATTGATACAGGAAGATTTAAGATTGGAGATGGCGCAACTCCATGGCAAACCTTAAAATACGAAAGACCTCTAGAAAGCACAGACGCAACTCCAAATACATTAATCCTAAGAGATAGTAACTCTAGTGTTAAGGTAAAAAATATCACACTATCTTTAGGTGGTAAATTATTTGGTACTGCAGTTACAGCAGATAAGTTTACTACTGCTAGACTTATTGGTGCTGCATCCAGTTCTGACTTAACTGGATCTGCATCTTTTGATGGAAGTTCCAACGTAGATATTAATTTTCAATTAAAGACAATTTTTACTGGAGACACTGGACTTTCATATACTAAATTCAACGTTGATAATAAGGGAAGAATAACTTCTGCACAGAATCCAACAACTTTATCTGGATATGGCATTATTGATGCACAACCTTTAAATGGAATTTTAACTTCTGTTTCTGGTATTGGTACTGGACTAGGATTTTTAACTAAAGTAGAAACTAGTACATCAAACACTTCAAACACTATAGTAAGAAGTTTAGAAGTTTCAAGTGGACAACTTACACTAACAAATGCTTCTGGTATTGCTGGCAATCCCATATTTGGATTAGCGAATACTACTGTAACATCTGGTTCATATAACACTGAAAGTTTAACTTCTGTAGCTGGAAGTGCAACAGTAAATACAGTCAAGTTTACTGTTGATCAATTTGGAAGATTTACATCAGCAACGACAATTCCTATTGCAACTGCATCAGAAACACAAAAAGGTCTTGCTTCTTTCAATTCTGAAGATTTCGATGTTTCTACATCAGGTTTAGTTACTATTGCTTCTCAAGGTGTAGATAATGATCAGTTACAAAATCCAAAAATTATTATAGGTACAACTGACTATGTTCTTGGTACAACTTCTACTGGTTTCACTACTATTAGTGACCTTACAGTTGATACTGACACTTTACATGTAGATAAAATAAACCATAGACTTGGTATTGGTACTACTGCGCCAGGTAATTTTAAAGTTGATATTTCAGGCACTGGTAGAATCAGTGGTGTATTATCATCAACTCAAGCTGGTCAAAGGCCAATCTTCTCTTCATTTGGTGTTACAAGCACTTCTGAATCTGGATCTGCGCCGTTCTCGGTCGTTAGTACTAGAAAGGTAACAAACTTAAACGTTGACTTCCTTGATGATCTAACATCTTTAGATTTTCTAAGAAGAACAGATGATTTTAATAATGCAAACAACGAAGGTAATCAATATATTGCAACTAACTTCTGGATTGATGCAACTAATGTAACTGTTCAAGATCCTATTATAGACATTGGTGGCGGTGCAAAAGGAGTTGCTTTAACCACAAATGATAACAAGGATAGAGGTTTAACTTTTCAATATTATAGTAGTGGATCATCTAGAAGAGCCTTCATTGGATGGGATAATTCCAGTGGAGGTTTTGCTTTAGCTAGAGATGTCACTGTAACTGGAGAAATAGTACAGGGTGCATCCACATATGCAGAATTGAACCTTGGTGCAGCAACACTCAGAAATGGATCTTTAACCATTAAGACTGGTGGAACAAACGCAGGAACTTTGGCGGCTAGTGCGGAAATAACTACATTTACTGTAGAACATGGAACAGGAAATACTTCTATTTCTGGAACTCTAGGTGTTACTGGAAACGTAAACATCAACACTAACAAATTTAATATTGTTGCTTCTTCAGGTAATACTTCTATTGCTGGAACGTTAATAGTAACAGACAACGTAACTCTAAACAAAAATGTAACTGTTGTCGGTTCGGATACTGCTGCAACAGAATTTTTTAAAATTCAAAATGGATCTGCAGTTGATAAATTTGTTGTAGATTCTTCTTCAGGTAATACTTCTATTTCTGGTACTCTAGGTGTAACTGGAAATGTTTCAGTCAATACAAATAAATTCAATATTATTGCTTCCTCAGGTAATACTTCTACCGCAGGTACTTTAGGTGTTACTGGTGCAACTACTTTATCATCAACTCTTGGTGTTGCTGGAGATGTTTCGGTCAATACAAATAAATTCAATATTGTTGCTTCTTCAGGTAATACTTCAATTGCAGGAACTCTTGGTGTAACTGACGCAACTACTTTATCATCAACTCTCGGTGTTACTGGAAACACAACTTTAACTGGATCATTAACTTCTAATGGAAATGTAACTCTAGGAGATGCATCTACGGATACTCTTACAGTTAATGCAACTTCTACTTTTAATGCTCCTGTAACTCTTGCATCAAGTCAAAATCTAACAGTAGGTGGAAATCTAACTGTAACTGGAGATGTTACTATTAATGGAACTACAACTACTGTAAATTCTACTACAATTACTGTAGATGATAAAAATATTGAATTGGGATCAATTGCATCTCCAACAGATATTACAGCTGATGGTGGAGGAATTACACTCAAGGGATTAACTGATAAGACAATTAATTGGGTAAATTCAACACAAGCATGGACTTTATCAGAGAATCTTAATCTTGCAAGTGGAAAAGAATATAGAATCAATGGAACTGCGGTAATTGACTCTAATAGAAATATTTTGAATATTGTCAATCATACAATGAGTGGCAATATTACAGTAAACACAAATAAATTTACTGTAAATGGATCTTCTGGTAATACTTCTATTGCCGGAACTCTAGATGTAACTAGCAATGTATTCATAAACACCGATAAGTTTATGGTTACTGCAGGTTCAGGTAATACTTCTATTGCAGGAACTCTTAGTGTCACTAATTTAGCAACGTTTAGTAGTGGGGTAACAATTGCAGGATCTACTACTGCTGCAACAGAGCAATTTAGAATTACTGATGGTGCTGCTACTCCATCAACCAAGTTTTTAGTAGATTCATCATCAGGTAATACTACGATTGAAGGTACTTTGGGTGTTACTGGAAACGTAAATATTAATACTAACAAATTCCAGATTGTTGCATCTTCTGGCAATACTTCTATCCTAGGTACTCTATCTGTAACAGACAATGTAACTCTAAACAAAAATGTAACTATTGTAGGATCAGATACTGCTGCGACTGAATTCTTTAAGATCCAAACTGGATCCGCAGTTGATAAGTTTGTTGTAGATTCTTTCTCTGGTAATACAACAATTTCTGGTACTCTAGGTGTAACTGGAAACTCAACATTAAGTGGTACATTAGGAGTAACTGCAGCAACAACTTTATCTTCAACTTTAGTTGTAACTGATAACTCAACATTTAATAAGAATGTAACAATCGTTGGATCTGATAGTGCTTCTGCTGAATTCTTTAAGATTCAAAATGGATCTGCAGTTGATAAGTTTGTTGTAGATTCTTCTTCAGGTAATACAACTATCGCGGGCACTTTAGGTGTTACTGGAAACGTAAATATCAACACTAACAAGTTTAATATAGTCGCTTCTTCAGGTAATACTTCTATTGCAGGAACTCTTGGAGTTACTGGGGATCTTGCAATCGCTACAAACAAGTTTAATGTTGCAGCTGCAACTGGTAATACTTCCATTGCAGGCACTTTAGGTGTTACTAATCTAGCAACATTTAACAATGGAGTCGTTGTTGCAGGATCTTCATCTTCTGCAACGGAATACTTCAGAGTTACCGATGGAACTTCTACTAAATTTGAAATTGATAGTGCAACTGGCAACACAATTATTTCTGGAACTCTTGGTGTTACTGGTGCAACAACTCTATCATCAACTCTTGGAGTTACAAGTAATTTTGCAGTTAACACTAATAAATTTACTGTTAATGCAACAACAGGTGATACTTTAGTTGCTGGCACATTAGGAGTAACTGGTGTCACCACACTTTCTAGCACATTAGGAGTTACTAGTAATACTTCTATTGGCGGAACTCTTAGTGTTACTAATTTAGCAACGTTTAATAATGGTGTAACGATTGCTGGTAGTACTCAATCAGGAGCAGAATTCTTTAGAATTACTGATGGTGCATCAACTCCTGTAACTAAATTCGTGGTTGATTCTACAACAGGTAATACTTTAGTTGCTGGCACATTAGGAGTAACTGGTGCAACAACTCTATCATCAACTCTTGGTGTCACTGGTGCAACTACACTGACTGGTCTTTTAAATGCTAATGGTGGTATTGCAGTTGATACAAGCGCATTTACAGTTGCTGGAGATGGAACTGGTAATACTGCAATTGCAGGAACTCTTGCAGTAACTGGTAACACAACTCTTACAGGAGACCTTGCAGTTAATGGTGCAGACATTACTACAACTGCAACTGGAACAGCCACACTCTTTAATACTAATGCAACAACATTGAATATTGGTGGTGTAGCAACAACTGTTTCTATTGGTGCTCCGACTGGAACAACCACAATCAATAATGCAAACACAACTATTACTGGAGACCTTGCAGTTAATGGTGGAGATGTTACTTCAAGTTCAACTACATTTAACTTACTGAACTCAACAGTAACTACTTTAAACATAGGTGGTGCAGCTGGAACTATTGTTATTGGATCTGGTACATCAACTGCAACTTTCAATAATAACCTTACTGTTAGTGGCAACTTAACCGTAAACGGCACAACAACTACTATCAATTCAACAACTCTTAATGTTGACGACAAGAATATTGAGTTAGGTGCTGTTACAACACCAACTGATACTACAGCCGATGGCGGTGGTATCACATTGCTTGGTACAACTAATAAGACTTTCAACTGGATAAATGCTACTGCATCTTGGACATCATCTGAAAACCTAGAACTTGCATCTGGTAAGGTATTTAGAATTAATGGAGCTTCTGTTTTAAGTGCAACTACTCTTGGATCAGGTGTAACTGCATCTTCACTAACTTCCGTTGGAACTCTTACTGGATTAACAGTAAGTGGAAACACTGCTATTAATAATATTACAGTTGCAAGCGGAACTTCAACTATTGCAACTACATCTACTAATGATCTGACATTAACTCCTGGAGGTAAGACTGTAACAAGTAAGAATTTTGATGTTAATGCAACCTTAACAGTAGTTGGTCAACTCAATGCTGATAACTTGAGACTTGATGGTAACGTACTGAGTTCAACTAATACTAACGGAAATATTACATTAACTCCAAATGGCGCTGGTATAGTAGAAACTCTTGCTGATGTGAACTTTGGTTCAATCGGAGATTTATCAACTCTTACTGTTATTGGACAATTCAATGCTGATAATATTAGAGTTGATGGTAATATAATCAGTTCTACCAATGCAAATGGAAATATTACATTAACTCCAAATGGAACTGGCGTGGTTGAAACCACAAATAATGTTAACTTTGGTACTTTAGGTGACCAGTCAACCCTAACTGTAATTGGACAACTTAATGCTGATAACTTAAGAGTTGATGGCAATACCATTAGTTCCACTAATACTAATGGATCAATAACAGTAACTTCAAATGGAACTGGAACTGTTGTTCTTGGTAATGTAACTGGTGGTACTGCAATTACATATGATAGTACGGTTGCATATAATGATGCAGCATCACCTTCAAATGCACCTATAATTATTCATAAGGATGTTGCAGCAAGAGGAAAATTTGTAATTGATGGTGATGTATTAGTTAAAGGTGCTTTTGTTCAAAGTGGAGGCGGTATAACTGACGCAGGAACAACTGCAACTGTTATTGAATTTAATGGTGGTGCTGCAATTAATGGTAGAGAAACTGTAGTAACTAGCACTGGAATTGGAAATAGTTATAATCTTGATGCAACAAGAGCATCTGAAGGTGGTACTTACAACCCATCATTCGGAGTTAAGTATACAGTTGTAGCACAAAGAAACTCTGATAACAAGAGAATGATGTTTGAGATGATGTCGTATTGGGATGGCACAGTCGAATATTATACAAGTTCTGGTGAAATACACTCAACAATGTATGCATTAATGGATCCATACAATCTTGGTTATACTTTTGATACTGTATGGGTAAATACAGGAATTTATGGTATGAGAGCTACATTACGAATTAGTAATGTTCCTAACGGAGAAGTAGTTACCGTTAGAATCGCTAAACTTATGTTAATCTAAAAAACTTAAAGGGGGATAGGGAACTCTTATGGCAGTACAAAATTTCAGAGTTAGAAATAGTGTTGATATTCTTGGTAATAGTTTAAACACTACTTCTACAACATTCAATTTAGTAGATTCTACGGTTACCACGTTAAACATCGGTGGAGCATCAACAAATATTAATATTGGTGCTACTACAGGTACACTTACATTTAAGAATCCAACTATAGTTGGTGCTAGTGCCTCCCAAAATTTATTTAATACCGTTGCAACAACATTAAACATTGGTGGTGCATCAACTTCTTTAAATCTAGGTGCCACCACTGGAACAATAACAATTAACAATCCAACAATTGTTGGATCTCAGACAACACAAAATGTTTATAATACTGTTGCAACTACAGTTAACGCTTTTGGTGCATCAACTACATTATCTGTAGGTAACTCTACTGGAACCATAACCCTGAGGCCAGGGACTGTGGTTGGATCAAATGCAACTCAAGTTCTTTATAATACTGTAGCTACTACTGTTAATGCATTTGGCGTTGCAGAAACAATATTACTAGGTGCAAATAATTTAGGTACTACAACCATCAGAACTGCAACTACTGCAGTACAAAATGCTTTAACAGTTGGTTCTACTGCAACAGTAACAACTTCAACAACATCTCCTATTATTCAAGGTTCAACTGCAGCATCTGGACAGTTAACAATTAGATCAACGTCAAACGCCACTAAGGCGACCTCTGGCGTTCTTTTAACTGAAAACATCGCAAGTACTTCTGCAACCACTGGAACCCTTGTAGTGACCGGCGGCGTCGGTATTGGCGGTAATCTAAATGTAACTGGTGATATTACTGCTGACGGAGATATCTTTATTAAAGCAAAAGATGGTTCTGGAGGAACTATTACTTTGGGTCAGGGTGAGTCCGACTCAGTAAATATTCAAGCAGATATTAGCAGTAATATTTTACCAGATGTGAATAATTCCAAGAATATTGGATCAAGTACTAAAAAATGGAAAGATATTTTTATCAGTGGAAATGCTGATTTAACAACTCTTCTTGTTTCTGGAAATTCTACATTAACAGGAAACCTAATTGTTAATGGAAATACAACTATAGGAGATGCGTCTGGAGATACATTAACTGTCACTGCAACTCCAACAATTAATGCTGCAACTCAAATCAATAATACTCTTGCAGTTACTGGTGCGGTTACTCTTAGTGGTGCATCACCAACAATAACAAATGCAACTGCAGGTTCTACCGCTTCTATTTTCAATACTACAGTTCCAACAATTAATATTGGTGGTGCTGCAACTTCTATTACAATAGGTGCTACTGGAGTTGGATCTGGTACTACAACTGTTAGAAATAACCTTACTGTTAATGGTGGAACAACAAATGTTCAAGACATAAATGTAAATGGTGTTCTGTTACTTACAAGTCTACCATCATGGACTGCAAAGGTTATTAACCTTTATGATGTATCTCCTTCTACTGATGTAGATGTAGATGGTGGTGGAGTTAATCTAAAAGGCACTACTAATCATAGTATTTTATGGTACGACGCAACTGATGCATGGACTTCTACAGAACACTTTGATCTTGCTACTGCTAAACAGTATAGAATCAATGGAACTTCTGTATTAACATCAACAACTCTTGGTAGTGGAGTTACGTCTTCTAGTTTAACATCTCTAGGAACTCTAACTGGATTAACTGTTAGTGGAACTTCATCTTTTACAGGTCTAATAACAGCAAATGGAGGAGTAAGTGGCGCATTGACTGGTAATGCTTCTACCGCTACTGCTTTACAAACATCAAGAACAATAAATGGTATTTCATTTGATGGTACTGCAAACATATCATTCAGCACTACTGCAGTATCTGAAGGAACTAACCTTTATTATACTGATGAAAGAGTTGATGATAGAGTTTCATCTTTACTGGTTGGCGGCACTGGAGTTTCTGCATCTTATAATAATGTTGCCAATTCACTAACATTATCATTAGATTTTACTGAATTTAATACTACAAGTATTACTGAAGGCACTAATCTTTACTATACACAAGCAAGATTTGATACTGCATTTACTGATAAAACAACAACGAATCTAGCAGAAGGCACTAATTTATACTATACCCAAGAAAGATTTGATACTGCATTTGACGCTAAATCAACAACAGATATAACGGAAGGAACTAATTTATATTATACAGATGAAAGAGTCGATGATAGAGTTGCGGCCCTAGTTATTGGTGGCACTGGAATTTCTGCCGGCTACAACGACGTGAGTGGTGCGTTAACATTGTCAATAGCCTTTACTGAATTTTCTACCACTAATATTGTTGAAGGCAATAAGTTATTCTATACACAAGCAAGATTTGATACTGCATTTGACGCTAAATCAACAACAGATCTAACGGAAGGCACTAATTTATACTACACTACTACAAGAGCAAATACTGATATTGATGAAAGAGTTACTAAAAGTTTTGTTGAAGATTTAGAAATATCTTACACGTCTCTTAGTAACAAACCAGCAATCCCAACATCTGGCGTAGATTTTGACCCAGTTGGAACAGATAATTCAACTGATGTGACTTTATCTGGAGCATATAATTATCTAACAATTGCTGGACAAGTAATTACTATGGGTCAAGTTGATGCGACCACTGATATTTCTGGACTATCTACAGTTGCAACTAGTGGATCATATAATGATTTAACTAGCATACCAACTGCTTTTACTGCTGATAGAATTGCAAATACTGCTGCACCAGCTTCAGCTACATCAACAGGAACTGCAGGTGAAATCAGATATGATTCCGATTATTTGTATATTTGTATTGCAACTGATACTTGGAAAAGATCTGAATTATCAACTTGGTGATAATAACTAGGAGGTAAACATGTCAACCGTAACATCAAAACAAGGATTGAAAGATTATTGTCTTAGAAGATTAGGAGCTCCTGTCATCGAGGTTAACGTAGCAGCTGCCCAGGTAGATGACGCAGTAGATTATACAATTGAAAAATTTTCTCAATTTGGATATGATGGAGTAACCAGAATGTATCTAAAACATGAAGTTACTCAAGAAGAAATTGATAGAGCACAATCATTAGGAGAAGAAGTAACTTCTCCAGATGGAACAATACATCATGAAGGATCTGGATATATTGAAGTTCCAGATTCCGTTATTGGTATTAATGGTATCTTTGATTTTGGTGATAAAAATGCAATGAGTTTTTTTGATATTAGATATCAAATTAGATTGAATGACTTGTATGATTTCACATCAACATCATTCACTCATTATTACATTGTTATGCAACAACTATCTCAGATTGATTTTCTATTAGTTGGTAAAAAACCAGTTAGATTTACACAATCTCAAAATAGATTGTATGTTGATATGGATTGGAAGAATGATATTGCTGTTGGACAGTTTTTAGTTATTGATTGTTTCAAAGCATTAAATCCAGAAGACTTTACTAAGATTTATAATCACTTGTGGGTTAAAGATTACTGCACTCAAATGATTAAAAGATATTGGGGACAGAACTTGATCAAGTATGAAGGTGTTCAGTTACCTGGAGGGGTAACTCTAAATGGACCAAAAATTTATGATGATGCTGTGAATGAATTAGAAAAATTAGATAAACAGTTAAGAGATCAATACGAATTACCACCATTAGACATGATCGGGTAACTAACATGGCAAGAAATCCTTACTTTACTCAAGGCACAACTTTGGAAAGAGGTCTATATGAAGACCTCGTTATAGAACAAATAAAAATTTATGGTCAGGATGTAAAGTATGTTCCTAGAACTCTAGTAGATGAAGATATTTTATTCCGTGAGGATAGTATGTCAGAATTTACTGGAGCATACGAAGTTGAGATGTATGTTGCAAATATAGATGGTTTTCAGGGAGATGGAGATTTATATACAAAATTTGGAATTAGAGTTACAGATCAAGTTACATTTGTAGTTGCAAGAAAAAGATTTGAAGATGCTGTAGATGATAATACCAATCTTATAGTTGAAGGCAGACCTAATGAAGGAGATTTAATTTATTTTCCATTAACTCAAAAGTTGTTTGAAATTAAATATGTTGAGTATAAAAAACCATTCTATCAATTACAAAATCCATTAGGTGCTTTTGTATATGAACTTAAGTGTGAACTATTTGAATATTCACATGAGGATTTTGAAACTGGTGATCCTGCAATTGATGAAGTTGAAACTGAATATGGAGTAGTTTCAAGTTATATTTTATTGCCAGGTGGAACTGGAAACTTTACAGTCGGAGAGACCGTCAGTAATAATGAAACACCAGCGGTAACTGCAGAAGTTGCTGCATGGAATCCAGCAACTAGAGAGTTAAAAATATCTAGAAAATCTGGAGAGTTAAGTGCATCAGATGTATTAACTGGAGGTACAAGTGGAGCTTCTTGGACAGTATCTGCAAACTATTCTACTCAATCGTTTGAAACTGAAGAGATAGATTGGGCAATGAATAAATACTTTGAGGATCAAGGCAATCTTATTCTTGACTTTTCAGAAAACAATCCATTTGGTGAATATGGAGATATGGGAGGATCGTTCTAATGTTAGGCACTTATGTATATCACGAAATTATAAGAAAAACTATTATTGGTTTTGGAACTCTGTTCAATAATATTGAACTGAGAAGATCTGCCGAAGATGGAACTATTCAAAGTATGAAAGTTCCTCTTGCTTATGGTCCAAAACAAAAGTTTTTATCAAGACTTAGACAACAACCAAATCTTAATCAAAAAATTCAAATCACTTTACCAAGAATTTCTTTTGAGGTGAATGGTTTTTCTTACGATCCTTCAAGAAAAGTATCTCCTATTCAAACTATAAAATCTGTAGATCCTGCAGATAATACCAAAACTAAGAAACAGTTTATGCCTGTTCCTTATAATGTTGAATTTGAATTATCTGTTATTGCAAAAAATAATGATGATGGTATTCAAATTCTTGAACAAATTCTACCCTATTTTCAACCATCATTTAACATTACTATAAATTTAATTAATGAGATGGGAGAAGTTAAAGATGTTCCTGTAGTTTTGAATTCAATTTCTTATGAAGATGATTATGAAGGCGATTTTGAAAAAAGAAGATCGATAATTTATAATCTAACATTTACAGCAAAGACTTATCTATACGGTCCAATTGCAGATCAAAAACTTATCAAAAAAGTACAAGCTGATACTTATACTACTGTAGATACAGTAGATGCTCCTAGACAAATTAGATATACTGTAACTCCAGATCCATTAGATGCGGATCCAGATGATGATTTTGGATTTAATGAAATATTCTCAGAGTTTACTGACAATAAAAAATATAATCCTGAAACTGGACAAGATGAAGATCTATGAGCACTTTTGATAAATTAGATGAGGTTTTTGATATGCCTTCTGAAATAATACAAACTGAAGATACTATAGAAAAAAATACAGTTGACCCAAAGACAAAAGAAGATATAACAAAAGATTATGATTACACTAGAGGTCAACTCTATGATTTGATAGAAAAAGGCCAAGAAGCAATTCAAGGTGCATTAGATGTTGCACAAAATACAGACCATCCTAGAGCATATGAAGTTGCGATTCAAGGTATTAAAAATGTTGCAGACATAACAGATAAATTAATAGACCTTCAGAAAAAAATGAAAGATATTGATGAGAAACCTAGAAAGGGACCAACCAGTGTAACTAATGCCTTGTTTGTAGGTTCTACCGCAGAACTTCAAAAATTGATAAAACAACAAAAAGTCTCAGAAGATAAATAGAATATAGGAAAAAAAATTTTGGAGCTTAATATGACCGTTCTCAATGTTATAAGTACAAATAGTATCGCTGCAGCTGGAACAGAATATCAACTTGTAAAAACTGGTGTCTACCGAGTTAGTGCTGCATCTGCATCTACTGTTACTTTTGGTAGTGGTCCTGCTATCCAACTTTTTGCTGGTCAAGCAATTCTTCTAAAGGGTGCTAGT